TATAAGTAAAGCAACCGGATAGACATATGAGACTCTTTCTGATGCTTTAAGCGGAAATAACGTTCCGTTAGAAATTAGAGAGGGAGGAATGAGCGTTCGTTTTGTATAGACTAGCGACAACAAGTATCTACAATATAGACTTACATCTGACGCATTCACAACTAATGAGTCAAGATGGCAAGAACAAAGTTCAATCTATGAATACAAAAAGGGCGATGAAATAATTATTTCCGATATATATACAAATAAATTACTAACTGTAGATGGGACATTCATTGATAATACTGATTATTTGACCATTAAGGTTTTTGTTAGTGGGAAGTCAACGGTTTATGTTGAAGGTAGGAGCAGCGCACTTATAAACACAGCACTAGCAGTCGCATTTGATAGTAACAATAATGTATTAAATGCTTATGAAGTTGGAAAAAGTGAAAATTATAAGGACTTCTTAATAATTTTGCCAACTAATGTTTCTTATTTATTAGTATGTGGTAATAGATATCATTTATCATGTTCTGATGTTATTAAACAAACATTCGCATATACGAGAGAAGAGACGGACAACATAGTTAGTCCAATAAAGGAACAACTTTTAATTGAAGACCAAGCACATCACGATTTATCAAGTCCAATAATAGGAAGTAACTACGTTGACTCTACCCAATATATAGGTCGTTCCATAACCTTCGGCTCTTTTGGTTCACATTCGATTTTTGCTATTCCTGCTAATTCAAAAGTAACAATTAACATTATTTCTGGCGGTAGTTATGGTTTCGTTTTGGCTGACGCAAACGATAAAGTTTTGGAGTACTGTTCCAATAGTGTACAATCTTATACGTTCAAAGCGCAAACTGAACCAACAAACCTCTATGTATCTTCAAATAAGTTTAGCAGTGGGTATTATGTTAGTACCGTTTCTGTTAAGAATGCAGTTGAAAATTTGTTAGAGAGGACGAATTTGGCTGAAGAAGATATAGTGAATATAAAAGAACAACTTGTCATAAATCATCATAATACTTATGATATTAAGAATCAATATATTTCACAAGGCGATGGTTATATTGATTACTGTTTTATTGGTAAAAACATATCTGAGTGTTTTGGCTCACATTCAAAACACAACGTTTATAAAATTTTAGCAGGACATAGCCTAAAAATCACCATGTTAAATGGCGGCGCTTATCAGTTTGCCCTCTGCGATTCAGACGGATATATTATAGAGTATTGCGCAAACATGTCCTCTCAAGATTCTGAGTATCAGTTTGCAGTTGTTAATAAAGATACTTGGCTTTATGCTTCCGAGCCTAAAATTAAAGAGGTGTTAGTCACTGAAGATTTATCAGAAAAAGTCAAGGATGTAGTTGTAAGATTAGAACAGGAAGAAAATGTTGATATAAACTATTGGTATAAAAAGAACATCTGGTGGTGTGGAACATCTATCCCTGCTGGCTCTGATGCGACATTGGGCAGCGAGGAAACAGTTGCAGGTAATTATCCCACACAAGTAGGACTGAACTTAGGCTGTAATAAATTATGGAACAAGGCAGTTGGTGGCTCTATGTGCCGAGCCAATGTAAGAACTGGTGATTACAACGGTGCTAATATCAGCAATATAACATCTGCACTCTCTATGACATTGGCAGAGGTTGAGTCCTTCATTGCTAACTACGATACATTAAGGCGTCTGTCTTTAAATAGTAGTTGGCCAGTAAGTTTAAGTGATGGCGATAAAAGCCGTATGAGGGCAGGTAGTTTTGAAAACAGACTAATGCCATTCCTTACTGGTGCTATCACACAAGAAAACCCAACGGGAGTATTCCCAGATTTATTTGTAATAGACCACGGTCATAATGATTATAAATATAAAAAATCAGACGGAACATCTGACATAGGATTATTACCAACAGTTGAGAATATCCAAAGTGGAGAACTTGCAGAAGATACATTTATGACTGCAAATAATTATGCTCAACTTTCTAATTTCTTAGGATATACAGACGGAAATGAACTAGTTCAAAGAATTCCTTCTGGTTATTTATCTTCATTTGTAGCAAGCCTTAATAGGAATTGTTTTATTGGCGCAGTTAATTTTATAATGACTGTTATACTTGCAAGGAATCCGAAGGCAAGATTTGTATTTATAAGTAATTATGAATATCAAGAAGGATATAATGCAGTTTATGCTCCTCTTATTCCTGCACAAGAATATCTTGCTACAGATTGGGCATTTCCTATTTGTAAAGTGTATGAATATCTTGCATTTAGCAAAAAGATAATTCCTAAGGCAAAAGAGTACTTTGAAACACTGTTTGCAGATATTCCTGTTGGAAATAGACCCGCCGCTGTTACGAACTGTATAAATAACAATAAGGATTGTTTTTTATTCCAACTTTATAATCCAGATAATGTCCATCCACATAGTGATATTTCTGGTGATGCAAATAAAGTTTATGCTGGGGTGATTGCTGAGTTTATAAAAACTTGTAGATGACTAAAGAATAATACAGTTCTTTCTTGCAAAGATTATTAAAATGTTCTTGTAATAAGTATGTTCAATACTGTAGCATCATAGCATTGTATATCATATTTCTTTAATTGAAGTTTATTCAATTTTACTAATAAATACAGAAACCTCTCTACAATAATCTAACTTGCTAACAAAACAAAAGATAGTCGGAAAGAAACTCAAGATTAACGAGTGGAGCATCCAGGACAGGCCCCGTGAGAAACTCATCAACAACGGGGCCCGTTCTTTGAGTGACGCTGAACTCCTGGCAATCCTCATCGGTTCTGGAACTCAAGAAGACAATGCAGTCGACTTGATGAAGAAAGTGCTGAGTGACTGTGGTAACAATCTTACGGAACTCGGAAGACTCGATGTCGAAACTCTAATGCAGTACAAAGGAATAGGTGAAGCGAAAGCAGTCACTATAGTCGCTGCCTGTGAAATCGGGCGCAGACGGGAAGTTCAGAACTTAGGCGAACGCCCGATTATCAGTAACTCGGTTGATGCGCTCAAGTTGATGAAGCCAATTATGAAAGACTCTTCAGTCGAACTTGTTTATCTTTTGATGATGACTCCGAACGGGCGACTTATCAAAATGAAGAATGTCACTACGGGAGGTTACGATGCATCAATATTCGACATCAAGATGATAATGAGAGAAGCGATTCAGAACGAAGCAGCGATAATTCTTGTAGCACACAATCATCCGAAAGGAACAGCAGTACCAAGCACGTTTGATAACGAAGCGACTAAACAACTAACAGATGCTTGCCGTACATTAGATGTCTTGCTGATGGATCACATTATCATTGGTGAAGAGGATTTCTTCAGTTATAGGATGACGCATAAGTTATAAATAAACAAAGAAAGGGTATCTTTTTAGATTCCCTTCTTTTTATTTCTCTTTTCTTCTCAAGTTTATTCACACACTTTAGCATAAATACTCTTGATGACTTTCGCATCATATAGCGAGTTGTGTTTATCGCCAGTGATTTCTTCATCGACTAAGTCTTCTCTAGTATAATCGAATGCTTCTTTCTCACTGATTCCTAAATGCTTTGCAATGTCTTGATTTATGTCGTGACAAGCAGCATTCACGTTCTCAGGAATATCAAAAGCGCCTCCGAACAAGTCGATGAACAAGACCATATCGTAATGGCAGACATCAGAGATTAACTGAACTTCATCGTATTCTTCAAGCCATTCTTTCAATGCCTTAGCGACTGCTTTCTTATTTCCGACAATTTCATAGTTGTCGTTTTCGATTTTGATGTCTGGTTTCTTACCTAAAGTCAGATTATCAATGACATTCTCTTGAATCCAATCATTAACCTGCTTTTTATCATAGTCTGTCAGTTCTGCGTAGAACGTGCGTTCGTTTTCATCTATACAACCAATGCTAATCAAAGTCGTGTCTTTCTGTAAGCCGGTAAACTCTGTGTCGAAAAATATTTTCATATGCTCGTCTTTCTTTCAATTCGTTTAGTTATTTATTGCTCAATTTTCTTCACTTCGAACTTTCTTTTTTGATAATCTCTGCTTTTGAATACTCATCAGCAGAATCAACGAAGATATTACCACCTTCCTTATTGGCGATGACGTTTCCGTAGACGTCCATACAGTAGAGTTCCACGAACTGAGGACCTAGCATATCAGGGCTGACACTCAGCACATTGTTCCTTGCTTCGAACAGCAGATTCTTTGACTTATTGGCAACGTGCTCTCTCCAGTTCGAATTGTCTTCTATAGCATAGCACTTCCATTTCCAGAGTGTCTGATAACCATCTCTTATCTGAGGCATCTCTGATGACGGGCGAACGATGACGTTCCTGTTTTTCTGAACAGTTATCGGGAAGTTTCTGTATGCATAGAAATTATACGGAGTTCCGTCAGCATCGGCCTCAATTATGACATCGCTCAAGTCTCTCCACATTTGCTTGGCATCAAGCGGTTCAAACCTGGATATGCTGGCTGCATAACTGTCGTCAAAATACGAGTCGAAAAGCAGTTGTCTTGGGTTGTACTTTACTTGTACGTTGCTTCCGTAGAAATATGTGCTGTACTTGTACATTCTCTCTCTTGCGTCTTTATTGACTCTGAGCATATACTGAACGGGAACGATATGCAAAGGTTTCATTACGAAATTCAACGAACGAGTCTTATATATATACATTTCTTCAGTTCCGTTCCACTGGGGTTCGTCTAAACGTGTGTAGATGTTCCGGTTGCTGAGTTCTTCAAGCCACTGAGGGCAGAATACACCTTCTATCACATAACCGCATATTTCTACTGTCTGCCCGTTCTCGCCAGTCGGGAACGTTCTTGTCTCAGGATAGAGAACTCTATATGCACATTCATCACTGAAGACTTCATTCTCTGCAATTTCATTATCAGATGAAAAGTTGTTTACACATATCTTTATCATCGTGTCTCCCAAGAACGTGTTTGCATAAGCATCGCTGACGGGAATGAATGTTATGAACTCTTCTTTATCAATGACGATGTACTTATCTGTCAAATCGCTTTCAAGAGGAACTTCTGTCGTATTCAGTACATAGAGATTGATGTCATTAGTCTTGTCGTTGACTGTCGGAATGAGGTTTCTAAGAGTCTCGTTAATATCAAAGTAATCTACAGTGACTGACGGTCCTTTGTCTCCGCTGTATGATATTGCCTTGACGGGAATGTCTATTGCCTGAGCGAGAATCTCCCTATATTCATCATCATAGACACAGAGTGTAACTAAACCGTTCGTCTGGTTGAAGATGTTTTGCTTGCCCGGATTGTTAAAACCCATATAGATAGTTATTTTTCTATCAGCAGAATTGACTACAATTTCTTCACTGCGTTCTGTCAAGTTCGTCAAGATGATATAGTCATCTTTCTTCGGTGTGTCAATAGCATATGAGATGTTCTCATAAGTAATTGTTGCATCATCAACAACGTGTTCCGCACTGTATATCGTATAGTTCTTCGGGAACTGCGGACGTTCATCCATATTATTAGCGAGTTCTGCTTTCTCAGCATCATCGAGGAAATGAACGGTGTCATTCGGTTCCAGAGGATTGAATGTAATATTGTCTCCGTAGAACTGAGGATCGTTGTCAGATGAAACTTGGTTGACGATAACTTCAATTCCCGGTCTCTCTACAGTCACGCTGCACAAATCATCTGACTTGTTGACGAACGTGTTGTTGTATGCATCATATGCCTTGACTGTCACACTGTAGTTTGCCAGACGATTAACCGGAACGTTGACTTCTGTATTGAGAGAAACGAAATCTTCTGCCTTTGTATAGACGTCGCCTATTGTCTTGAATATCTTGCCTTGGGTCTGAGTCTTGAATGCCTTAGTATCGAACGTATAGATTGGCTTGCGTTCACTCTCATATGTGTACTTGAGATAGATGTCTTGCTCATCTGGCGGCATCTGCTCCGGCTCTGCAATGATGATGACTGCTGATTCACACTCAGCTTCATTCTCAGGATTGTGATGATTGTTGAAGAGAATGCGACCATCGAAGATTTCGAGAATGTACTCAGTATCTTTGTCAAATGAGTCGATTGCTGTGTGTTTTGCATTCTGAAGTTCAGAGCGCATCTGATTCGTCGGCGAGTAACCCTTGAACATCATCATCGGAAGATGCCACTTGTTATTCGTCGTATAGATGAACGATGACTGCTGTGCCTGTTCATCAGTGCTTGTCTTGGCGGGACTCATATTGACGCAACCTTTGAAAGTAAACGAGAGTTCTGGATTCTCAACGTTCGTCATATATGTATATATGTTCTCATCTTCGCTGTTAGAGTCATCGAGATTCGTCACTGTGTATATGCTCCAGAGAATGTTATTATTGTCTGACTTCGGACTCCAGTCATCGGTGAGTCTACGAATGTTTCCCTTGTTTATCTGAATAATAGGACATTTGCCGCTACTGTTCGCATCAACATTATTTGTTATCTTGCTGACAGTCTTCCTATCATCCCAGAACTTGATTTCACAGTCTTGAACAACTAAAGGATTGTCTTTACTATCCAAATCCATAAACTCATAGAGCGAACCGCAGTCTGTACGATCGGTATTCACTTCAAACTGATATTCGTCAGCAACAGTCAAAGCGTTCAAGGGCGCAGAAACGTATATAGGAACAGTCTGGAAATCAGTTGAGCCACTTGTAGCAGTCTTGACTTGAACAGTCTCTGGTCCATACTGTCTTGTGCTTCTGTCATACTTCCAGCGAATGAAACGCTCTATCGGATAGTCTGCATAGTCTTCGAATGTAACTGAACGGAACTCATTAAGAGAACAAGTCAAGTTGATACTAGAGTCTGTAAATACGTCTTGCTTGGTGTTGCCTTCAGCATCCTTTGTTTTCCTGATTTCACATCTAGGAGTGAACTTACCCTCATTAGTCAAATCCTTGACTTCACCGTCAGTGACATATCCTATGGTCTTGATACGCTCTAATACGATACGCTCACCATTGATGTCAGAGATATAACAGTTGACGCCTGTGATATAATCTTCAAGCCACTTTTTGACAGAGTAGAGTTTTGCAAGCACTTCATCACTTCTGTACTCATAGATGTTCTCTACTTCAGGAATCTCATCGTATGGGTAACTGAATGGATAGCGGGTGCCGTCAATTACTACGAACGGATCACTGAGAACAGTCTCACCCTGCTGAGTCAAAATGCATCTGTTGCTTGTCGAACGCCCGACACGGCAAGTTGTTCTTGTTGATGTCGTCAGCAATACTTTATTGTAATCCGGTTGTGGATTATCGCTCGTTCCTTCCTTTACAAGCATCGGGCAATAGTAATTGCCGTTACGTGCTATGATGATGTCGATGTTCTCCCAATCGCCGCTCAGAGTTCTGTACTTGTCTGCATAGAGAGCGACACGATATGGCTTATATGCTTCTGGAATCCAGACTTTCTAGCCGCCGATAGTGAATGTATAACCATCGACTTTCATCGGTTCCTCGCTGGCATTCTCGTTGATTTCCTGAAGATGATAGACCATCGAGAGACGATTGAGTTTCAGATAGCGGTCTTGCTCAGTATAGTCTACTCCGTATTTCTTGATAGCATTCGGTATAGACTTTCCCGTCGATGAATCATAGTTCTGTATAGCTACGTATCTATACTGATCGTTAGCATCCTTTATCTTGTACCATTCCTTGAATATCAGGTCTGTGTAACCCAGGAACTTAATTGCATTGAACAATGCGCGATACGTTCCGCTATATGGGAATATCTAATCGTAAGTCAGAAACAGTTCCTTTGACTTGATGTTCACAGTGCGCCAGTCAGTCCCTTCCTCACTTGGGTCTTTCTCCTTGAAGATATTCGGATAGAGAACAGGATCTGGAATGCCGAAGTTCGTGAACAATGTGCGATAACGATAGTCTTCTCCCTCTACTTCTGTCTTGAACTTGATGATGCCGATGAAGTTATCTTCCTCTGTCTCTGTGTTCATTATGAACAGACCGAGCGCATTGTCATAGCAACCTTCTTCATCGGCTTTGAAACCAACTGCGAAGTGAAGCGCATTGGTCTCTCTCATACTACCAGTCTGATTGATTTCATCTGGCGTCAGAGCATAGAGACTGTCGAGCGTCTTGAGTTCATTGTCATCACTCATCGTGACGAAAGTCATTTCAGAACCAGTCTGAAACTTGAAGTGCAGACGATACTGAATTGGGTCTGTATCAGATTGATTCTCCTTAATTTCCGGATAAGTATATCTCACTGGCTTGTCTGTGCCGTTGTCAGTCACGACAATGATTGTCTGTGCGTCCATGATGCCGGCGCTTGCACGCTTCTGATAGACTTCTCCGAAATATCTTACATATGGGTACTGAGATTCGGGAATATTGTACTCTACTGTATATCTGGCGACAGTCTTGTACATCGTCTGCTCTACATTCTCCCCATAAAGTGTGAAATTCAATATAGTAAGCGCTGCTGTGTCTGTTGCTGTCTTGCTGCGAACAATACTAACAATATATTCATCGTCCCAATATTCCGGTGTGAAACTCTAATCATTGAATATGCTGAGAGTCAGTCTTAGAATCTGCGCATCAGTAAGTGACTTAGTACGTGCATATTCAACGCCTGTCTCAAGATTCTTGAGCAATACCTTGTCATACTGATTGTACTCACTCATCTGCACTTCACAAAGAAGATCTGAAGTGATTCCGTAGAGATTCTCTGTTGCTGTCGTTCCGGTGTTGATGAGTTCATCGAAAGTCTCGATGTCTTTCTCCGGGCTGATGTACTGAGTGAATACCTTGAGATTCTCATCGAAACTCGTCTCAGCAGAACAACGCAAGAAGTCAAGAAGATTGTAATCCTCGACTACTGAATTCTGTCCGTCATTGAGCGTCAGACGAAGAATGTTCGTATCATAGACACTCTCTCCATCAGAAATGCACTTATATCCGAAGAAGATAATATCAAAGACATTATCAATCGACCATGACTGACTATCAATCTGAGTGATTTCCTTATAACCGGAATCGGGTCCGTTATCTGTGCAGACATTTGCTACGCTGTGAACATTCTGGAAACTATGTATAAAGTCTCTGTCATGAGCATGACGGGCGAATGTAATTGACGGGCGGATGATACCTGGTTCATCGACAACAACCTAGCATTTGTTTGAAGTCTCAGACAATGTGCATATGCCGTTGTTCGGAATTCTCACAGTAAACTTATCAATACGGCTCGATGTGATTTCAGAAATTCTTATGTCAGTATCTGTCAGAATTTGAACTTCAGTAGAAGAAATCTTCACTACGGTCAGACTGACAGTCCCGTCGACATTTGAAATGACTGTTCCAAGTTCCTGACCGAACTCATCCTGCAAACTAATGAGTTTCTATCCGGCAACAGCAGTAGCCTCTACATCATACTGATAGTTGTCAGACATATCAACAGCACCGGAAAGCGTGAAGTTTCCATCTGGCATTGCGTGCTCATCGTCCATCAAGTACGACAAGTCTTTCTTCGGAGACAATTCGAAGTGACCATAAGGGTTCTTATAGAAAGCAGAGAACACTCTGTCATTGGGGATAATCTCCCATCTAGCAGAGAATAACTTCTGCATAATGATTTCGTGACCGTCTCCGGTAAAGAATCGCAAATTATCTATTCCTAGTGAGTTGAATGTCGATGTCATTTGTATATATTATCAGTTGATATGCTTTGAATTTTTAGGGAACGCTATGGCATATGTCAGTTTAATCTGACGTACAGCGTTGATGAGATGCTCGAAGAGACGCTCTATCTGACGAAAGTTAGTGTCATTTAGCGTATTTCCGAACATTTCAGGAGAAACGACATTCATCAAGATGTGCTGCTCATAGTTATAGCCGTCACCCTTGATGTTGTCATACATATGGTCTGTATATTCTGTAAACGATGTCTTGTTCTTTATCTTCGGCATAATATTATATAATTAGTATCAAGTTTGATTGACGAGAATACCAAGACACGGTCTCTGATTAATGAACACGTTAACAACTGCATAATCACTTGTCGCTTCATCATCGTGACCGTACTCAACATCTACATAGATGTCATACTTCACCTGATCATAGTAAACATACGATGCCAGGAGTTGGTTGATATTGTACAGAACGATAGCCTTGTCGATATTGTACTGAAACAGATAATCGTCCAGATTGATACCGAAATCATAACTGCCGAGAACCTAACCTTTCTTCGTACCGAGAACAGTACGAATCTAAGTCAAAATGTTCTGAATCTCATCAGTCGACTCGATGTTCTTCTCGTAGTTCGGGTCACTCGTCAGTTTGCAATATATCTCTTTAATCATATCTCTTTAATTATTATACTCAATTATCGATTAATTGATTAGTTGAATTAGTCAATCGGGTTTGTCGTCGACAGTCTCTTGTTGCGTGTGTATGCAGTCAGAGTCATATTGAACGCAGAACGATTCTCAAACGACTGAGAGTCAGAATACTCAATTCCGTCGGGTGAAGTGAAACCGCCTCTGAACAAAGGCAGAATATCACGAACCTTTCTTGCATTTCCGTTCGAACTCGTATAACGACGTGTCAAGACTACATCACCGAATTCATCAATGCCGTAGAACTCATCTTCCTGATAGATTTCAGAGTTGCGTACGTCAGCATCGAACCACACACGTACGGAGTCAACACCCTCTACATTCTCAAAGAGTGCTGTAATATCGCTCAGAGGAATGATGTCCTTTCGAGTATTATTGATGAAGTACTTACTCAGAACATCAAGCGCTTTACTGTATACGTCTTTCACATCATAACCCTCCCAGAGTTTTACATTCGCATTGACAGCGAAACGAGGCGTCTTCGGCTGCATAATACGATTCTCCATCGTGATAATCTTCTGACCAGAATCTTCAATCATCTGCAAGATGTTATACTGCTCGTCCGGTGTCAGAACGAAGAGCGATTCATTGCAAGTGAAATAGTTCACTGAAGAAGTGATACGCTTTGTAATATCGGGAATCAACATCAGATAAACTGTGTTGTCCGGCATATCAGTGTCTTCTATCTTCTGATTGGCAATAGTCATATCATTCAAGGCATTCTCAACTTGATCGTGAAGAACCTGAGCCTGTTCCGAAGCCTCGCCGTACTGAGCAACTGCTTCTTGCCACTGATCATAATAAGCATCGTACTCCTGCTGAGCCTTGCTATATGCGATTTTCGCAGATGCGTTAGCGTCTTGAGAAGAATAACCCTTGATAATCTCAACAGAAGAAAACATACCAGTACGCTGCAAGAAATACTTGTAGTTAGTCTCATTTGCAAGCACGAAAGCACGAGATGTATGCGGAGCAATCAACTGCGTCAGACCGATGTCTTCAGAAGAAGCACCGAAAATCAAGTCAGTAATCAGTTCAATCGAGAAGTTGCCGTTGAGTTGAACAGTTGAGTTGTCTTCCATATAGCCGACTCCGCTGAATTTCCAGGGATTGCCAGCATTGTTCATATAAGTAGCCTGAGCATTTCCTCCGATACCGTCGCTGACGACATACTCTACGAGAATCATCGAACCATCTTCGGGAATCTTTCCGAAATCGCCGTTTCCGAAGAAAATATCAATTCCGCTTGTAAGACCCGTACGAACCATAACAGCCTTCTGATTATATGACATATCAAGAATTGAATCGACTATCGTCCAAGCCTCGTTGTTAACATATACATTAATAAAGTACTGCTCAATCTCACGATAGTTACGCTCAGAAATATTGAAACTCTGGAACTGACGACCGTTAGATGTCACTCTCTGATACTTCATCACACCCTGAAGAAGCGTACAGTCGACATAGTTTCCGGCTGTCATCGTCATCTTCGCAGTCTCAGCACCGAACAGAACGATGTAAGACATACCGCTGAGCGTATTCTGAATAGCAAGTTTGTTGGGAATGTAGACGACCTTTCCGTTGATTTCCTGGTTTCCGTTGTCTGTGTATTTGATGCGTGCAGCAGCCTTAGCAGACATAACACGCTGCGACTTATGTCCGGTCAGCATTGCAAGTCCGCGAATGTTATCTGGCCTGCTCGCAGTCATAATGTTGAGTGATGTCACAGAATCCTCGATGTAGTATAGGATCATACGACCCAAATGGAGAATAACTGAAAGCAACTACACAAAAGGAGATGCGAGAGTAAACTGCTGATTACTCGCCTGATATGTCTTCTTGACGTATGCTACTGCATCGTCCCACAGTTCCTGGTACTTGATTCTGTTAAGTTTGAATATTTTCTGGTCAAAAATAGATGTAGCCATCGTTAATTAATGTTCGTTTGTCGTGAGAAGTAGACTCAATTTCTTTATTTATTTGCGAGATTAGAGAAAGTTGAGAGTTAATGAAAATAATTATGAGATACTTTGAAATAGTATAAAGAAACGACTACTCTTCTTTTGAGCAGTCGTTTCTTTTGTATTAAATTCTGTTCTCATTCTTGCCCTCCGAAACAGAAGAATGACAATTCACGTACTCTCTATATGCCAGGATCAGTACTAACTGCTAGATAATTATCTTCATATAAGTACGGTGAACCGCTTGGACATGTCGTATTAGTAATAACAACTTTGTACATTGTTTCACTACTTGGCGGAGTAACAAGTTTTATCGTACAGTATACATTTAATGAAGGACTATATGTAGTATCAGAACCCGTATAATCCATACTATTTACTTGTATAGCATTAGTTTCACTGACTACTGTCCCGTCTTCGCCACATAGATAAAATTTAACATTGGATGCAGTCAACCTATCACTAGTCTACGGATGAATGAATGTCTCTTGAGTCGTGCTCCATTTTTTATACTGATGTCTAAACTGGAATGTAAATTGATTATCGTGTTCTGGAATAAACAGACCATATGTTACTCCATCAATTTCCAAAGCACATGATGGTTCTATCCAAATGCCGTTGAATATACACAACGTCGGCAATGAAAACTTCTGTATGTACTTATGATTATCTGCTGTTGTGATGACGATGTTATATTCTTCATATGAACCAAGATGATAACCGTTGCGAGTAGTCATACCGTTAAGTATGCGTTCGAACAACGGTAATGACGGTCCAATCCAATGATTATTTGACGATGTAAATGTTCCAGAAAATATATTTCCGAGTTCATCATTAGTTGTACCAGGATAATCAAACTCAATCGAAGTAATTTCATATCCAGCGCCAGCATCACCTTGTGGATATCTATTAAAATCAAGTTCAATATCCATATCGCTTTGGTATGCACAAGGGAGACCAAGATCGCTTCCATCTTCGTTCGTCCAGAAATAATTATATTCGTATGATGATCCATCGCCGATATCTTCTCTCAATAATGCTTCTTGGAGATGAGCATAAGCCAAATAGAATACTCTTGTTACTGAACGACGGCCAATTGTAACTTTCATCTGCAATGTTGTCGACAGTTCTTCATAATTTGGCATATCCGCAGTATTTCTTAATGTAACGTCTACGTAATATAAATTAGTTTCTGAATCTTGTTGATAAGCACTAACTTGAACATCTACCGTACTTGGCATTGTTATTGTACCGCCATCACCATCAGTGAAACTAATATTAGAAGAAGTTATCTGTTCGTCTGGAACTGTATAATTCGGTACAGGATTTGTTTCTCTCTTTGTAGCATTAGTAATCTATGTATGCCATACACGAATAGTAGTTGATTCATTTATGTGTACACCAAGTACTTTGTAACCATCAGATGCATTATTACCGACTTTTAAATCAATCACACCGTCTAATGTGTAATTGAATGTGTATACTGTACCGCTTGGGTCGTCAGGCTGTATTTCAGTGTCGCATGTCACAATCTTTATCTGATATGGATTCGCTGTATTTGAATTTTTAGAAATCCAATAACCATTGGCGTCAGTCCTACCAAAACTTCCGCTGTCGTATATTGAGCCCACAGTAACCGTAACGTAGTGTGTAGCATTATGAGTAGAACGTCCAGCATCATTGAGTTTTTTCGTATACCACGGCCAAACATCAAGGTAGAAACGCGAATTAGTACCAGTCTAGCGATAACTATACAAGTTATTATTGCCAGGAAGTATATGTACTTTAGATGCCCATGTAGTAGAATTTACTTCGTCATTCATATATTGAGGAATATTTGCGAAAATGACGAGTTTGGTTCCAGTCAAACTTGCCGGAAGTTTAATAGTACCGCCGTCGCTCGCTTGCCATATTGTTTGTGGATTAGATAGAGATGGATTTCCCGTAGAGTTGCTTATGTTACTACACAATACAACCTTCTGTATACTGACTGTATGGATACTATACACTGTATCTTTAGCAGGATAAAACTCATACACCTTCTTACAATTCGGTAACGAACTATTCTCATCAGTTACTGTAACAGTTCCTATAAGCGTTCCGTTCAATTCCTATCCAGTTGCGGGATCAGTAGTGTTGAGTATGCTGATAAGCCATGCGCCAGTATCTGAAGAATGAACGCTACCGTCGATTTCTGTCCAAGATGCCGGATGTTGAATCTTGATACAAGGACTTGCATTGTTCGGATATGCGAACTGTCGATTATAACCAGTATCCGGACTTGATGTCGCAGTGAGGTTAGTTCCGTTGAAAGACCATGTGACATTCCAAGTATGACCCTGTTCTGTATCGTTGTTTACGTTACCGTTGCTCGTCATATGAATAGCGTCGTCTGAACCCATATACCACTCGTGACCGCGGGTCTGTGAAACGCATTGATTTCCAGCGACAGGTTTAAGAACAGCACCATCGTTATGTGACGGATTGATACTGTTCGGTGTGCCATTGTGCAATGCAATCACTGGACCGAGTGGAATCTCGAATGGTGTTGAATATCCATCACCGCCGCCAGTTCCCGGAATAGACAAGTTAAACTTAATTGGCAGACCCGTATAGTAGGTGTATCCGTATTTCAGATTATACGCATCCAAATCCGTTGTCACTTTTGCCTTTATCAACAAGTCCCAATGTACATTGGTATAAGTCTGAGAACCATCGTCTGTTGTGATTTGGCCTCCGGTAGTATCTTTCTCAATAGAAATTGTAGCGCTGTATGGAGTAGTTATAGTCGCATTGGCTATATTCAATTTTGACGTATCAGCGAATGCCAAGTATATGTCAATTGCTGAACTAGTTCCAACTGGTTCAATCGGAGGCATTACAGATTCTTCGAACTTCATCGCTCCATACTTAGCACCGTTTGAGCGACCCATCCAGAAGTGAATACCAGATACTGTCATAAAGTCACGAACATTCACTTCCAACGCTGTAGCATTTATCGGATACCAATTCTATACACTATGTTCTGGAGTCTGATGATCGAATACTTGCATAGTCGCTCTCATTTTGCCACTTTCATTAGCATGTGATTCATCAGTTACTGCTATACGCCAAGCGCCCCAGTCATCTTCATATGGATGGGGCGGAGATTGTGTATAATCAATCCACGTCGTTGGAGCAACAATGTTGAATCCGTTACCAGTGCGCTGACTCTTAATGCTAGACGATGATGGTGTCACATTTGGTATCTCTGAATACGTTGAACCATTGTAATATTCAAACTTAGCATAATACTCGCGAGCGGTGTAACTTGTATCTTCACCAGTTCCGTAATAATTACCTGTGTCTCTAACAGTAGCTCCGCCGTCTAATGAATACCACTCACGGGCACGGGCACGAACTACGTGTTCTTGTCCAGCATGCGGTTTCAATTCTCCGCCTGTCGTGTTGTCGACCCATATGAACAGAACTGGTCCCAACTTAATATAGAATGTATACGAGAAACTATCGATGCTAAGAGTAAACGGTATCGGACGTCCGGTATATAGCATACTAGCGTAATCGCTCAATTCTGGATGTTCGTTGTTTTTCTTGGACAGATTCCAGCCGTCTATTTTCTGTGCGCCGTATTCCGGATGTTCAGAACTACTAAAGTCGACTGTGACGCTCAATGACAACTAATTAGTTCCAGAAGCAGGGTGTATAGCCGAGCAAGTGATTCTTCCTCCGCAGTTCAGCCCGCACGTCAACGTTGCACTGTCCAAATCCAATGAAGCGGCGGCAGTCTGATCGATGACTGCTGTCATACTTAAGACATTTATCGGATCTCCGGAAGTTCCGAATCGTGTTACGGGAGACAGATATGCACTAGCCATATTCGATGCAAAAGTCATTGACGAACCATTCCACCAAGTAATATTCTAGAACGTAACTATATTGCGTAACGTAGCGGTCTTCGTCTTGTTGAACACATTCATTGTTAATGTAACTTCACCGCTGAACCCTACACCGCCACTGACTTCAAGTTTATAGAAGTAACCACCAGGTATTGCATGTCCAACACCATCGCATTTAAATGATAGACCCGGTGCATTGGCTATTTGCAATACACAGCCAGATGCATTCCATTGTGTCTGATTGTAAGTACTTCCAGCAGGAGGGATATTCATATTCGGATCACCATGATATGCGTCAGGGTTCGGAGTACGTGTTGTTCCGTTTGGATGAGATGCGTCTGGTGCTCCAGCGATATGCACAGAGAAATATATAGTTGCATTTCCGCTATCATCAAACGAGAATGAGTTTGCAGCTGTTGTTCCGTCATTAAACCACAACTTGAACACGGGATGCATATAGTATGTACACGTTTCTACGTCAAGCCAGTGATACTGATTATCATTGTACTTCACTCTCATAGTGTACTGATTGTCTCCAGAGTATAATGTATGGTTCGGCGAGTATACACCATAGAGTTCGTCTGTATTAGTAGTGACAGAGAATTTATATAAATCTGCACTGACTTGTGTTGCTCCGATGTTCATAGGATACATCGCAGTTAACTGACCACCAGACGAATCGAGAAATTCCAGAGAAATCGTATGGTTATTGTCAAGTGGACGAGGGACGTGAACATACACTTCCAAGTTTCCTGATGTATTGCTCGGATTCTCACCGGGCAGACGATTATCAACGCCAATCAAATTTATTCCCTGATGTTCACTACCCTCGGTTACATGACCAGGATTGCCTCCGGTATGTTTAGCATAGACGACTTCTGTAATACGCAAGTCTTCTGCTGCAATCTGTGAAGCCATCTGCACTACGAACTGATATATGACATTTGGTTCTCCATTGTGATTTGGATAGAAATACGCACGAGCATTGGCGTTTGTCAGAGAGCCTGGACATACGCCAAAGTATGAATCCTTATTTTCAAAAGCATAATCGCTTGCAATAGGCCACGGGCCGGCGACAAGACTACCATTGTCGGATACTATCTGTAATCCAAGCGTCATCTTACTGAAGATGTCAAGATTCTGAGTCTCAGGATCGACCGTCGGTAACAGACGGAATCCGAACAGTGGCATGCACAAGTCCGGCGTGACTAAAGAAGTCATATCATTTTCAGAAGTCGGTTGCCATGATGTCTGAACTGTCATATCACTTATGTCATCCATATTTGCTGGCCATCCGTTGTAATATTCATCAAATGTATATGGCACGACAGTCACATGACCTCCGCCGCCAGCAGATTGATACATAAACTGATAATGCATCTCTTTAAACGGCTGAATGTCAAGTGTATAACCTCCACTAGTACCAGCATTTACTGTAATTGATATGCTAGCCGCCTGTCGAGCGTATTCACTATTAGTCAATGCTTCATAACTTCCATCTGGTTTGACTGCGCGACCACAACAATGAAGGTCGTTAATATCAATGATGCCTGTTCCGCTATTACCATAAATAGAGTTGAATGTATATGTCGTCGTAGTAATTCTATCAACCGTAGAAGTTTCAATATTCTCAGCAGAAACACTCCGACCTCCGATAGTCAGACTATTATTGCGCAATATTGCTGAAGAAGCACCAGGCCAATACGGAGTAGTGTCTCTGTCTGGGTGTTTGATATTGACGGAGAAGCCGAATATTTGCGATAGTGTTATCGTAACGTAACAGTATTCAATGGTCGGATCCATCAATGCAGCGAATCCAGGCACAGTGAATATGAGCGTATTACCATTCGGTATAATATGTGTAGTACCATCATTTCCGCCACCCAAATTATTCCAAGAATATGAACCGTAGTCAATATCGACAGATATGTGAGTATAGGTCGGATTTACATCTCCTTCGTGTTTAATGTAGAATATCAAATCTTGCTCAGATGTCAACTGACTGTCTGATTCCAACGGAACATTTGTAACACCGTTATATTCAATGTAGAAGTGCTGATCGTTCGGACCGAACTCTGAATTGTGATTTGAGAGGAACCTGATCTTTGCTGCGACCAAAGGACGTACGAACAGAGACATATTGTGATACATACGGCCTGTGAACGCAAGAGTAGTCTTTGCATCGACAGGTGGAAGTTTAATCTTGTCACGAATTGCTGTCGTATTATCAGATATGAATACGTGAGAATATTGTGACGTTGAAATTCCTTTATTAGTAATTTCAAATAAGAAACCCTCTTGATTTGGATCTCGTTCATCTAAACCGAAATCATTCTGGTGGGTAGTATATCTGAACGACCACAAGTCTCCATTTCTCACAACGAAGTTGTCGCTCTGCTCATCAAGTTTTGTACCAGATGCAGTCTTGACTTGTAATTGAGCAGGGTCGTAACCGATGAATATCTTAAGTGTCGTGCTGACGAACTTCGGTATTGGCTCAAAAGCCAGATAGAATATCTGCTTCTCCCAAGATTCATCAAGTGCATCACGGGCAATATTTATACTATATTCTATGTAAGGCGATTCTTCTGTGTAATCTCCTTCTTCATTATGACTTGGTGTACACGTGATGCCGTCGATATTCACAGCCTGTTCATCCCAAGTGAAATCCGACATAATGCCCTGACGATATTTCACATATTCATCATACATACCTCTGTCGTCATTATAACGACCGATAGCCTTAAAACGAATGCCTTGATACTCAGAAGCGATTGCAGCACTCACACGAATAGTTCTGTTCCACGGCCATTCGGGACTCGTAGACAAGAATCCGATAGTATTCTGATAACCGACAATAATACTGTCGGGCGCATTCATCTGTTCGATTTGTTCATCAGTATAAAGACGTAAGTAATTATTCAATTCTGTCTTATCTGATACAATGACATTTCCATCTGTCATAATAATGAACTTCTTAGTGTAGTTCTTACGAACAGAAGAAATATAGACATTAACATTTCGGTCAATTCTGTATATAGTAAATCCATTCTCTGGAGGATAACCGAGTCTAAGGTTAGAAGCATAAATAGTTTCGAACACTCCTATAGATGGGACGTTGCCTCCAGTTGAAGCTCGGTGAGCACAAATATAAAGACTAGTGTCAGAAAAGTCTCCATCTTCTGGACCACAATCTTCTGGTTCTATACGAAGATGTAATTCTCCACCCCAGCATTTCTAATCATATTGCCAATTCGCTACGTTAGCATCATGAGCATAACGATATGCGTTGCGCAAATCAACAGGAGTCTTCTCAACTTCCAACCTAAGTGGCATTTTAATTGTGGGAATCTAAGGAGTGGTTTTTGAATATTGTTCCGGCAATGTAATTTCAATAATCTAGCCGTTACGACTATGATTATCATTGATTTCTATATCATTATTTACCTAATCGTCTTCATATAGAGTAAATGCTTTAACTGTAAAATTAAGTCCTTCTAAATATATCGTTACTTTGCGCTGCGGCCACACCATATGATGCTTGCCGAATATCATATGGTCATTTTTCTCTTCTGATGGATTGACTGGTATTTCATTAGTAACATATTGATACTTCTCATACTGGACGGTTGTTTTTTCTCTGCTACTAGTATCTTCTATCTCATATGAGCCAATGTTAATACGAGGAAATTGACCAATCTGACCATTGAAATAAACTTTACGGTACATTTGACGTCCGTATACATCTTTCATTGGTTGCTTGATTGGATCGCCAGTTGGGTCTTGGTTTGGAACATACTCAGCGGCTGCACATTGAAGATAGAATGTACCAGTACTCAATTCGCCAAACGTAACTGCTTGTCTACCAGCTTTTGAGTAAATAAACAAGTTCCAGGGATCGGAATTGAACGTCTCTATCGAACAGTCAATCATTTCTCCATAGTCGACGCTTGGTTCCCACAGATTTTCAACGATAGTCGGAGTAAACGCACGTCCGATTATATAAAGTTCGCAACGGTTAATTAATTCCAATTTTTTAATCGTATCACTTTCATTATCGGCACCAAACACATAATCAGGAACTTCGTCGCCTTCAGCAACAAACTCAGCGTCTTCAATCAAAGGACGTTGACGCAAAGGAGAAACACTCTACTGCGGACGATTGGGAGTCAGAGTAATCACGTTTTCTTCTTCATTATAATCGATGGAAAGGCCGAGTCGGTCTTCCAATTCAGCGATTTCTGGTTTCTTATTAGATGAATCATCTTCAACCTTACTGCGTGCTCTCTTCTGAGATGTCTTTTTTTCTGAAACGCTAACGTCATTGATAGTCTTCTGTATGTTATCTGATGTATTGTCTTGTTTCTTCTTACGTGTCATAGCAGTTCTCGGACATGAGATTTTCTTTATTTATCTTTAGAAACAGCATCTACGTGAAATTGCTAAGATAATTTTCAATAAAATAGGGACGTCTAAATGGGCGTCCCTAAACTATCTCAACTTCCTATTCTTAATCAATCTCCGGGATTCGAACGAGTCGAACTTGTTGTCTCTTCCGGTGAAGCTTTGCTGCCGACGCTATTCAAACGTTTCTGCAACCTGTCGATTTCCTTCTGTAGTTTCTCTTCTGTCTGCTTGATGAGAGCCTTGTTTTCTTCTCTTTCTTGCTCAAGACGATTGTTGATTTCTTTCAGTTCCTCTACTTTCTGAGCAAGTTCTTCTCTGAGTTTCTCAATTTCTGACTTTGATTCATCAGATTTCTCATCAGACTTTTCTTCATCTTTTTTCTTTTCGTCTTTTGAACCGGAATCATCGTTGACACCAGACATATCAAAGTTGTCTTCGTTGTCAGCGACGTAAGTCACAATGTTCTTTTCCTTTGAGGGACGTTCGTCATCAGTGTCTGCGTAAGCCTTGAACTTGTCAAGTGCTTTTTTAAAGTATTCTGTCCAGTTGTTCTCTTCGAACAAGACATAACCTTCAAAGAGCATTGTCTCTACTTCTGCTTCATATGATTCGCCAAGACTCTTATCCTTAAAGTAAATCAATGTACAAGCAGCGTCGTAGTACTTGTTAAGCATCTTGCCTTGAGCAAGGTCTACCTTGCCGGAGAACGGAGTCTGGAAGAAACCTTGTAAGTATCTCAGAACTTCGATGACGGCTTTCATCTTCTGTGCATCACTCCATCTTGTAAGATTCTTGAGGAACTTCTTGATGCTGTCGAAAGAATCAAGAGCACGACCGGACGTCACATCAATCTTCGAAATAATTGTGATAACGTCAGCCGTTGCCTCCTTTGTCAGATACTGGTACTTCGGGTTTGCTTTTTCGTATAAGCCGGCTGTTCTTCCATTGATGTCTTTCAGCAAGTTATCTCCGAAACCGTAGCGATACACACCCTGCTTGATGAATGCTTTCCACTTATCGATTGTCTCAAGCAAGTTGACGACGATGCTGAAACCTTCATCATTCTTGTTAGACGCAAGGACCTGAATCTTGAAGTCGTCTTGGATGAGTTCATTGAAGACGATGATGTCTTTCTCGAAATTGAAAACCTTGTTAGCAGCAACCTTCAATGCGTAGTTGATAGCAGCGTTAAGTCCATCTTGGACTTTTTTCATATCAGCATCATTCTTAATCTTCTCACTCTTCAAATTGCCTTCCTCGTCTACATTGTTAATCTCTGCGTAAGCGGAAGCGATAGTCGCTCCGTCTTTGAGAATAGCAGCAGCATCGGGCGCGGCCTTCTTGAATGTTTTCTCACTCTCGACAATTCCGTCCATCTGATGAATGAAAAGTTTCTTATCGTTAGAGACTGCATCAAGATTGCCGACGGCTTCACGAATCTTTGACAAATCGTACTTGACAATTTTGACTGCCTTGTTCGCTTTTTCAATTCTATCGATATATTCAGTATCATTTTCGCAGTCATCCGGATGGACGATAATATCGTAAAGGTCGTTCTTCAGCCCCTTCATAAACTTCTTCTGTTTATACATTGCTTCCAGAACGGGGACAACAACTTTCAAGTCATTAGGAATGTCTTTGGTCTTATCGTCTTTACGCTCCATCAATTCGGAGTTGAGACTGTTGAAATTATTTTCATAGACGAAATGAAGCAAGTTATAAAGCGAATGTTCATCATCAGGAAGTTTGATAAGTTCATCGAACGAGTCCATAAACGTACGAACTGTCTCATCATCGACTGAGTCTTTGTCTTCGTCGATTTCTGGGATAGTTCCACGGACGACAGAACCGCGAGTCTTCTTCAGCATTGAAAGGAAGAGTCTGTATGTCTCGAACTTTTCTTGGTCGTCGAACTTGAATCCGGCAATCTTCGAATAGACGTCAGTAACGAAATCGTTGACAGCAACGAAACTGTTCGGGTCGAGTTCATCAAGATAGTGGAACATTCTATCCATTTTATATACATCGAGAACGTCACATTCTTGAAACAACTTTCCGATAGCATTGACATCAATCGTGTCATCAGCGCCGTCCCACTCGTCATCAGCGAATGTCTGAATCTTATTGCTCTACTCGTTCACGTATTCAAGTTCAGATACATTGTCGAACTTCTTGCGGACATTATATACTAAATCAAAGAAATTAATCATTGTCTTATATAATCAAATCTTATTTTGTGCGATTTTTAAATGCTAAAAGAAGCGTCTTCATACGAGCACCAAATTCTTCAGCACTCTCTTCTTTTATCTTTTCATAATCTTCTAACGTATACTGTGGAACAAAATTGCCTTTATATAGAACATTCAACTATTCGAAGAGAGTTTTGTATGTAAGCAACATAGCAACTATCTGAGGATAAGTCGACCGCAAGAAATCTTCGAGCATTGTTGCTGAACCAGTTTCTACACTACCCATTCCAGTTAATTGATTGATTCTATTGTTAATTCGGATGTCAAGTTCTGACGAATATCGCTCCCACATAGAAAGCAAACCTTCTGCCTTCATAGGCCATTTAATGAGTGACTTCTGACCGCCGGTCTTGCAAACGAGTTCAATCTTCTTCTTGATTTCCGCATCTGCACGGTCTTTAAGTTTCTTCATATCATCACGGACACTTTTGAAACACTTCCAGTTCTCTCTTTCTCCGATTGCATTTCCGATTTCGCTTGAAAGATAGTTCACCATATCTGAATAAAGTTTATCGTAATTAATTGGTACCGATTTTTCTTTCTTCAGCGTCTCTTCAGCCATATCAACAGAATCATCATCAAACTCATTAAGATGATTAAAAGCATTGTTAGAATCGAACGATTCGTTCGTTTCAAAATTGAGTTTTTTCAATTCAATTGGAACTGGCTTGTCTTGTGTATAAACGTGTTCTTTAAAATCTTTCCAAGATTTAATATTCTTAGTATACTTACGAACGATATGATCGAGTTTTGCAGTATTTGAAGCATTTGCAAGTTCATCTGATACGTGTTGAATATAAGCAACTTTTGAACAACCGGCCGGAACTTCAGAAACGGCGATACACGAAGCTAGTTCAAATCCGTGTTGAAGAGCATCTCTTTGATTCATCAACGCTGACATCTGATAGTTCTTAAGACCTTCTGTATAATCTTTCTTAATTTTCGAAACTGATTCAAGCCATTGACGGACGTTATCAAGTCCGGTCGAATTTGCAGTATTGATTATACGCATAACGTCTTTAACGGCTGTAGAACCGCCAGTAAGTTCAAGTAACGGTTTAACAACAGAAAGACTACGATTTATGTAAGTAGTGATTGCATTTCTGACATCTTGTGACATTTGTGTGATTTGCTAGTTCACACTTTTAATGTCTTGAACTTTTATCTCTGCGCCCGTTCCGGCGGGAGTATCTTCAAATATACGTTTGAGAGTTATATCATCAACGAGTGCTGCGAGTGCTTCAAATTCACGACTATGTGCTGTAGAATTTAAAGTTGACTTCAATCCCGTAAGGTTCTTGAATGACTTTGAATTGAATAATTGCTTACCCAAGTCATCTGCAATTGTAGCGTCTATTTTAGCAGGATCCATAAAAAGAGCGTCATTGGGATTCTTCTGAGCCTTCTCAGGAAAATCCATCTTACTCATCAGCATCTAGAAATTAGTCGGTAGCGACGGGAACTGCACTGTTCCGTACAAGTCTGTCTGTAAATCAATTTGCCAGACGTAATTCTTCATATACTGAGCAATATATGCATCTTCAAGGGACGTCTTCGCTGAAAGTTTCCCTTGTACGTTCTTCTCTTCAGCATTGATCATCTCGTCTGTATCTTCGTTCAAATAGTAAATTTCTTCTATCATAGTATATTATGATTATTGTCCTTTTGAAGCTTTTAATTCGTCGATGTCGAACTGATTGCGTTGTGGTTTCTCAGGTACGACAATCTATATTTTACTAAGTACGTTCTTACGGAAATCATCGAGACCTCCGCCGATTTGTGGTGTGTCACCAGATGAGATGTTCATCATCTGGCCTGGTGCAAAGAAACCCAATTTGTGGGCAGCATTCATAACACCATTAGTCATTTGACGGTCAGCCATCTCCTGGATGCTGCGGAAGCAAGCGATATTACGCTCGCCTCTCCACTTAGACCAAGACTTCGGCATAATCGATGTAATGAAACTGCGGCGTTTCTGAATTCCCTGATCCATAATCTCCACGATACGGTTCATATATTTCTTCAGACGTATCATAGCGAGTTTGTCTTTGCCAGCAATCAGCAATGCAGCGATTCCAGTTCCCAAAGCAGCAAGAGCACCCATTGCCAGTTTTCCAAGCCAACCGAGATTCGCTCCGCGAAGCCATGCCATACAGTCAAGACCTTCAGCACCCTCGTTCAAAGCATTGCTTTCATTAAGTGCATCATATTCTGCACTGGCAGTAGTAAACTCTTCATTTAGAGTATCAGCAGAATTGAAGAACTCGTCTTCTGTCATAATATCAGAAAAAAGTTCATCGTAGATTCGCTGCATCTCTTCCTGGACGATAGCATCTTCGTCAAGTTCATAAAGAACGGGAGCATCATCGTGACTCATCTGAGCATAAGCAGCATCAATATCTTCAAATATTGTATGAATCTTCTTCTGCTTCGGATGTTCCTATTCGTATATTTTTCTGTCTTCCGGACTCAAAAGACTGAGTCTTTCTTTCGACAATTCTTTGGGAAACCTCATTTTCTTTCTCTAAATCTGATTAGAATTTTATATCTAAAACGGCACAAGCCGATAATTTCTTTATTTATCTAACTAGAGAATAAGATGTGGTCAGAAACGAAAGATTATAAAGAAAGAAGAGGAAATCATTCCTCTTCAATCGTGAAATCTTCTTCCTCAAAAGAAATCTTCTCATCAGAATCATCAGTTTCTTCTTCAGTAACTGGAGGGACGTTTACCTTCGGATTCTGCTCTTGCTTAACTATTGTTTCAATCGGATCAGAAGCGACATCTAAAGTTTTATCTTCAGTTACGCCGACTTGCCATCCATCCGGATTAAGTTTCGCAACTTCAAGGAGAATCGCATTGACGATGCTGTTCAGAGAACTGCCATTCTTAATAGAGTCTTCGAACTTCCCTTCTTTGCCACATATGTACTTCTCAAGTGCGTCGATGCGCTTCCGGTATTCTTCCAGATAGCCCTCTTGGTTATTGAGTTCTCCATAGACAAACTTCCACAAGCAATCGACTTTATACTTAATCACTGAAAGCGTCGTCAGAATTCCAGCGACGCCTAACAGTATACACGCAAGTAAAATATACGTCACCATGTCCTTATTCGTTTTTCGGGTTCTAAATACAATGCATCTCCTGACCGAATATCAAATGCCTCATACCACTCATCGAACAACTGAACCTGAGCGTTGACTCTCATAAACGGAGCAGCGTGCTCGTTGTTCAAGTTATTGTTGCGGATGATTTCTTCAGTCTCGACACAGCACCACGTCGTAGCATAAGAAAGCCAGAACTCACGCAGCCATTTTACACGTTCCTCTCCGACGATGCATCTTGAATCCATTATATTACACAGAGCGTGAAGAGCGATTCTCAGACCGCCGTTATCAGCAATATTCTCAGAAACTTCCAATTCGCCGTTACACTTCACGAAAGGCAAAACTTCTTTCTCAGAGAAATGCTTAATCATCGGTTCTACTAATGAAGAAGTGAAGTGTTGCTCATCTTCTACAGTCCACCAATTCTCCATATTTCCGAACTTGTCGAACATACGGCCGTTGCGATCGAAACCGTGAGTCATCTCATGTCCGATGACAACACCGATACTGCCAAGGTTCTCGGCATCAGATGCATTGAAGTCAAAGAACGGAGCCTGCAAAATGCCAGCAGGGAAGCAAATCTCAACTGGATACATCGGACTGAAACAAGCATTGATTGTATAAGGACGCATCGGCCACTCATCAACGTCAACGTCTTTGTTGTAGTACTTCTTCATATACTTCTTGTGACAGAAGTCATAGATTGCGAAAGAATTCTCGAATAAAGAAAGTCCCGCATCAATCTTCAAATCATCATAGTCGAGGTCCCACTTGTCTGGGAAACCGATTTTCTTGTATGCAATAGTATCAAGTTTGTCAAGAGCAAATTGCTTCGTACTGTCAGTCATCCATTCCTGAGATGCGATAATTTCAGCGAACGATTCTTTCAACAAGCGAATCATATCGATAGCACGATCCTTTGCTTCCTGTCCGAAGTACTTGTCAGAATAAAGTTTTCCGATTGGGTCGCCGAACATTACGCACATATCGTCAATCTCACGCTTCCATTTCGGAGAGCGCTCCTTTGCACCGCTCTTGTACTGAGAGAATTTCCAGAACTCATCGCTGATTTCATCAGAGAAGAAATCGACGTTGCCGAGAACGAATGTGAACTCAAGAACGCCTTTGAGTGTATCAATACTGCTTTCGTTTAGGAGTTTGAAGAAATTTCTGACGTAGTCAACCTGAGAAACGATGCAACGATAAGTCTCGTTATAGTCGAAGTAAGACAGCCATCGCTTGATGTCATAATTGAACTCCGAAGTCATTTCATCAAGACTCATCATCCTGTAATTAAGTTCTGGCTTGTCGAGGTCTTCTACTGAATATGCACTGTCAATCAACTTCTTCTCGAAATCGAAATACGTGTTAATCAGATTAGCAGAATCTTCTTCGCTGTATCCCATCATCAGAAGCACCTTGTTCACAACTTCAAGATACTTATTGTACACGTCAAAGTCTGGACCGAGATAGTACTTCTTATTATATAGTATAGGGGCTTGTGAGAAATATATTTCATAGTGAGAAGAGTTCTTCATATCTGGACCTATGTCAACAGAAATCGGGAAATCGGCGTTCAAGTCTACGATAGCATAGCGCAGAAGTTCATCCTTGTCTTCGATAGAACGGAGATGCTCGATATATGGACGCATCAACTTGAGTGTCTCAGGATCCTGATTCTTGGGACTGCGGTAAACGGCCAGAATATCAGCCATCTTGCGCTGTAAAGGATTGTTGCAGTCGAGGTTGTCTATGATGTCACGCAACTGTCCGATGATGATGTTCTCGTCCAGGACGTCGAAGAACGTCCACGAGGGATAGTCTGCCGGCTGCTTGTATTCGTCAGCGAAATGTCCGGTAGCGTACTTGTAGAAATCGTCGCCTGGACGTACAGAATAGTCTCTTAGTCTTTCTTTATCCATTATTAATTATATGTTTATAAATCGTTTCTTTTTATTTATGCTTCGATAAGTATTCTGTCAGATTCATTGGATTCTTTAAACATCGTTTCTTCCACTCGTCTATCAATGACGAAGCGTCTAATGTTGTAGTATCTTCAGAAGTAGTTTCAGATTCATCTTTCTTCTCACCAGGTGGCAGAATATCCATAAAGAATAGTTTCCCGCAAGGTGGTGGAAGTGGTTGTACTTTAATATCTTCAGGTTTGATTTTCTTGTAATGACCGACTGTTATGGGTTCGTAAGTTTCTCTCGTCTTATCGTGCCAACGTCTTCCTGTGAATTTCTTATCGACCAAATCATACTCCTCTACTTTCATCCAACGAGCGTTCTCATCGAACAAATCGTCAGTCGGAGAAGAAACGCTATATCTTACCCAATCATAGCAGAATTCGGCAGCAGTCTTAATATCGTCTGGAAAATACTCAAACTTCTGGAATCTTGGTAACGTCAGAGGTTCATCTAATCCTGCAAAGTTCTGATTGAACAATGAATAGGGATTCTTCAATTGCTCTTGACGAAACTCTTCATTCGCTTTCGCAATTTTCTCATCATCTTCTTTCTTCAGTTCTTTGAGTCGCTCGATGATTTTATCATCTGGACGGTCACACTTATGCCAGCGATGCTCAAAACGCACAGGAATCTTATCCAGCGCATCAAGAATAGCCTTCATGCACTCAGGACAATAGTCCTCGTTATTTAACTTACTATGACAACCTTCTCCGGATGCTTGATATGAATATTCTTTGCCACAGTGCTTACATCTACAAGTCCACGTTCTCATTTTCTTTCTTTATTAATATAATTCTTTTGAAATTGTACTTGAAAATAGTTATTTAGTCTCGTTAGTACAAAAATAAATGCTGCTCAAATCTCTTCGAACAGCATTCACATTATTTCTTTAACGTTGATTAACTTAACCAATCAACTTTTCCTTCGTAAAGCACAGTTTCCTGTGATGTCGCACGTCCTGACAAGTCAGTCTTGATCGCGAAGTACCTCTTGTCAGCCGGAACGTCCATCACAGCTTTTGCATTGTCAGCAGAGATGAAGAAGAACATCTGCCCGATACTCATCTTATTGCGGTCAGTGTCTTGGTTCGGCTTGATGCTGATAGTGCCACCGTCAGTTGATGAAAGAACGAGTTTGTATTTGTATACACCAGTCAAGTCATAGGGAACTCTCACATTATCGCTGTTGATATTGAACAACTGAAGTCCGTAGATATTTCCGGTCTTGTTGAGACGCAAAGTCATCTGTCCCTGATTGTATACAGTCGCTCCGCTACCCACATTCTTTGCAACAAGATTAGTAGCATTATAATAAGAACGTATGTATCGCTCTTTCTGAGGTTCTGGAGAAGCGACTGCAACCTCTTGTGTCGGACCCTGAATCTTGTTGATAATCTTATATGTATTAATATTCAGGTTAGTCAACTGATTCGATGTGTATGGGGCTGCGTCTACGAGTAGACTTGCTGTACGGATAGTCTCACTTCCTCTGAGAATATTGCGCAAGTGACAAGTGAACTTCAGAGAAATCTTTGACGCACCAGTCGCTTCAATGATTGCGGCATCTGGACGATAGCGATTGCGCCAGAACGCTACACCGGACTGATAGTTCTTCTCATAGTCGATCTCCCTACTATAACTGTCCTCATAGACACGCACGCTTCCATCAAGGTCGTAGTAGACATAGTCGATGAGCAATTCACAGAAGATGCTCAGTTTGGCTTTTTGCTCTGTCTGCTTGTCGTGATAGTAGAGACTATCGTCACCAGTATCAGTATCGTTGAACTTTCCGTATGCAAGTTCCGTATCATAGAATCCGTTAGCGTCCAAGCGAAGTTCGCCAGACATAAACTGACCGTAAACTTCTGTATCGAACTCATTATCTCCGTATACAGGGAGATAGATAATTTCTCCGTTTTCGGAGTCTGCATAAATCCTGGCGTTGAAGTACTCACTGTTGGGAACGTCGGTTATACAGCCTTCTACTGGATTAGGATTCGTAGAGAAGTTGAGTCCCTTGATGTCGTCTTCTCCGACCTTGAATGTCTTTGAGACTGATTCTCCGACAGTATTGAACTCGATGATTGTGTTTCCGTCGAGATTCACCGTATACAAGTCAGACTGAGAAGTATTGACTGTCCCGTCCTCATTGAAGTAGATGATGACGAACGTCGGATCGTTTGAAGTCTGCGGGTTTCCGTCTTCGTCATAGACATTGTGGTCACGGACGCCGATACCATAGAGGCTTGGGAACTCAATCTCGATGTACTTGTCATAGAACTTACTGTTCATCAGCATAGGAATGTCAAGCAGATGAAGCGGCGACACACTCTGTATGCCCATATACTTCTTCGGGTAAAGCATCGACTTATCAATATATGCGTCAAGGATGTATACCTCGTCCTGAGACTTGAATACGTTCTCGTCGATGAATGTCTCGTGGAGAGCAGATGAATGCACTTTCAGAGTCATTCCGTCGAAATTGTCGAGCGAATAACCGCTGATGAAGTACACACGTATGCTGTCATAGAAGAAGTTTGAACGGAACTTGACGTGAGGATAAGTAGAGTCAGCATCAGAATTTACAGCAGTATTGAGGATAGTCGTCGAATAGTCGATGAGTTCACTGCTCTGATACTTCATCACTTCATCTATCATCACGTCAGCAGGGTCGAGCCAATTATATGAGCCGTTGTCATTTGCTGGATACTTATTATAGAGCGACTGATTGAGAAACCAGGACTTGTTGGCTTCAGCCGGATTCGTATATCGTAACTCTTCTGTATAGTAGAGTTTGTCGTCGTATCCCTTATAGATATAGAAACTCCTGGGCTACGTGTCCTCGGACGTATGATCGAAGATGACGTCCTTGCTGCGTGAGCGGTATTCTAGGAGAATCTGGTCAGTAACTTTATACCAAGTGGAATAATAATGTTTTGTCATTTAAATAATAATGAAGCGACATTTTCTTTATTTATCTTTCTTTAAGTGTAGATGTGGGCTGCAAATGATAAATATTCTATGAGAGAGATTTTCGAAGACATATTGGACGATATTGAGCCGTTGCAAACGAATAGTGCAGCCGCCCTTTCTGATGACGACTCTTTTTGGATTGAGTACGCAGACATCGATTACGACCAGTCTGCTGATGATTATGATATGTCTATAACTGCTTCAATAAATTTCACTAGAACTATTACAGACGAATATATTGAAGAATTGAAATCTGTTATCGAAGATGAATTTATTGATGTCTTTGATAGTTGTAGAGAGATTCGAGAATATTCAAAGTTCTGCATCTACAAAGGAACAAACAAGATGGCTGATTTGTCAATTGCATTCAAGTTCTTAGAGCAAGACAAGATGACTCAGATGAGATTTTTAAATTTCATTACGAAACTTGTCCGACTGATGCTTCGCTTAATTAAGATACAGCCAATCGATACAATCAAGCTTGAACTCTTCTACGAATCTGGGTTTATGCCAAACTTCTGGAGAAGAATATATTCAACAGATTTGTTTAGTGGCGTTCCAGCAGAAAGTTTTGTCATTCATTTTCTTCAGAAAGATAGTCAGAATTTTGTTCACGCTATGAATCACTTCATGCCTGAAAAAGAAAAGATGGCTGAGTATGCTGGACCGATTCTTGCTGAAGCCTATGCGAAGAAGCACCACATAATCGTAGAAAAAAATAACTAATCATTTCTATTCTCTCAACTTATCAAAGAAATTATCATCAATCTTGTTCTCGTAGAACACATATTCATTAAGTTTCTTGACGAACCATTGTTCCCAATAACTGGACTTCGATTTCTTCCAGTTAGCATCGGGGACGTCTTCCATCAAGTTCACTTTGAATATAATACAAACTTCTCTCTGGGCAACGCTGTCATTGTAATCTGGAAATCCTACGTGCATTATTAATCTCTGAGCCATTGACTTGAACGTAGCACCTCCCATAATGAACATTGCATCGATGACTTCAACTGAATTTCCATTTAATATATACTCATTGAGATTCTCTACATATTGCTGAGCATCTGCGTGAATATTATAGTTTCTTTCTGATGGATCGGCTGAATATGTGGGAATCGTTCCTCCACCGTAAAGAGGGAAGAACATGTACTGTACTACTTTATATTGTATTTTACGCCGCTTGTTTAAGCAGAATTTCATTAACTTACTCAAATTTAGGCTGTTATTCTTTGGAAGATGCTTTCGAATTTCCAATCGTTGTGCGCTGTTGTATTTGAAATCTCCGTGAGCGTCTGCTGCGTTATAATAATAATATCGAAACATATACTCAGAAACATTGAAATGATACGTCAAATCTTGCATCTATGTAAGCAATGTTTCATCATCAGCATAGTAAAGCAGAAGTCCGAAGTTATACCAAGTTTTGTAAGCATCACCGAGTCCGTTGATGCCATTGTCTTTTTCTGCTCCTCTATTAGCAGCAAACTTGATGACGTCTTTTGACCAATCCAGATAATTCTCATCATTTCCAAAATACCAAGAATTAGAAGTCATATGACGGACGACTTTAGTCTCCATCTTTCCGATGAACGTCTTGTTCTCTAGGATGTTGAAAAGATTGCTGATGAAACGCACCGACTAACGAAGCATCGTGTAACTGAACTTCAGTTTGATTGAGAAAATGATATAGACTGCGTTCTGACTATCCTTGAATTCCCAACCTAAATTTGTTTGATTCTCATTTGACAATTCAGAAACGCATCTAACAAGTTCTTTGTTTTCACAAACAAACAAAACTTCGGACATCTCATCAATAAAACGAGTACTATCGCTCAAAGTATATATCTGTTCTTTGAGTTCTCTGATAAATGCATCAATTTCTTCAAATTCGTCTTTTATAGAATCATTTACGTTTTTTGCCATAGCACCGAAGAAATCATGCAGGGGATTCGGAAAACGATAAGGATCGTACTTGATGCGAAACAACAAGTCGTGCTTCTCTGCCTTAGCGGGAGATATACGAGTCTCATTGTCAATGTCAATCGCACTGACCATCTTCGATGAAGCAGTCTTATCAACGGCTTCAATATCATCGAGCAAATCTTCTAGCAATAAATCCTTATCCATCATCTTTAATTATGAAACATTAAATCTGTTTAACCTGTCTTCAACAAGCAAGTCGATGAGTTTTTCTTCGGGCAACTGACTCTGGAATATATCTTCGTTGATAGCATTAATGAACCACTCTATGAAGAAATCCGTAGAACGCGAACCTCTCTCGTGGACGTCCATCTTAGCACAGACGCAGCAATCAACCATATGTCCTTCGTCTGTAACAACTGTCTCTGGACAGAAGAACACATAAAGCCAGAGCCTTGCTCCCACGACTCTCCACTTCATAGAGAACTGATGAATCAAGAGTTCGTGTCCTTCGTACTCGTACCACATCATCTCATCTTTCATCTTCGAGATTTCTCTATTTCCAGGAAGTTGACGACCCTCTATCCAGGGTATCATAGTGTAACCACCGTTAAGCAGAGAATTTCCTTTACGATATATGGGCTGAATCAGCAACTCCGTGTTATAATAGAATTCTGATTCTTCTCTGTCTCTCGTGCTTATCAACACTTTCATATTCATAATGTCAAGTATGATTTCTGCTGGAATGTTAATCTCTTCTAATGAAGAAGTCTGGACAGCGGTATTGCAGACTTTATAGTTCACTTCTGTCAAATCGAAATTCGGGAAGCAAGAAAGAAGTTTGTCTCTCGCCTGAAGTTTTGTCTCTTTTTCCGGATAGAAAGTTTCGATAAGATTGTATATAAGTCCGTATGTACACGTCAGTGCTGCACGATACGTCTCATTGCTCTCCTTGCCTCCGGACCTGACGAATTTCGGGAATGACGAATCGAGATAGAACATATTCTGCTGACGAATATCTGACCAAGTGTTCTCTTTCTTCGGACAAACACCAACGCTCATAGGATAAGTGTCGTCTGTATGCAGATGAAGTACATTATATAATCTATATAACATCAAGAAAACCTACTTGACGTTCGTCTTATCTATATTGACTGCGACGTTTGCCACCAACTAATCCATACGACCGCCGAATTGTCCGACGAACATAAACTTCTGGTCATACATTATTTCTGGAATGTTTTGCGAAAGACTCTCAAGATTAGTCGTAAAGACGACGTCTGAGAATTCCGTGACGCAATGAGAAGCGTCAAGAGAAATCGTGATAAGTTCTGTGAGGTCGGCTATCACTTTACGGACTTCTGTATCTGTAGAAGCGACCCTCTCATAGGGAATCTTCAAAAGAAACCCGTAGTGTTCAGCAGACGGCATCAAAGTGGGTTCGCCGATATTGGCAACAATCTTGGTTGTGTCTTTATCAGCGGGTTCTGTGATTTCGTCCATTAAGTCATAAAAGAGCGTGTCGTTCTGTTCGTTAGCCATCTAATTGTAAAGCGATAAACCGATTTTAATTATTTATCTAAAGTATAGCCAACGAAGCAAATCACATAGATGCGTGGAAAATAAAGTCTCCGTACACTTCACGGCTCTGCGGACCCCAACTTGTCAAGATAGCCAAAACGTAGAAAGGATTCGTGAGTTTGAGGTCTTTGTATCTTGGTAGAATTTCTGCACCCATCTTCATAATAGCCTCAAGCATCTCCCATGCTTTTTTGACTCTTATGCCGTTGTCTTGTGAAAGAGCATAGCGAATCTTGAATGCGGCAGGATCGATGAAGTACTCGAACTCCTGGATTGGTGGCATAATCTTCTTGACCATAGCATCAATCTTCTCATAGTCAATCATATTTCCGCTCAGTTTCGGTAATGCCTTGTTCACTTCCGGTATAACTGGAATACAAATCTGAGTCGGTCCGTATTTCGGATACTGAACAGACTTTGCAGTCAGGAACCAGCCCATAGATTCCGGTGGGACGGGTCCGTTGATAGGTAGATTCATCAACTGGTCGAGTGCTGTCAATGCTGCAACAAGCGCCTGCTGTATGCCGGCTATAGTCGTCATAACAGTCTTAATAGGAGCAAATGCAGACTCAAGAACTTTATCAAGAGCACCGAACTTTACTTTCTTCAAAAGTTCAATAACCAAATCGTTCTTCTGTATCATCAACAGATTGACGATGTACTTCAAACGGAAGAACATCTCATCGATTCTGAGTGTAATATAGTCTCTGAACTCCTGTGGCAGTTTAGCTTTGTCACGGATGAGTTCCGGCAGTTCTGTAATAAGATTGAGGACAGCATCAAGCAAACGCAGTTTATCCTGAATCTGAGCGAGAACTTCAAGAGACTTCTCTCCGGCGTTAGAGACGCTTTTCTATGCAGCAGCGAGTTTAGCCTTTGCGTGACAACCCTTAGAACAGTATCCGTTCTTCAGCAACTTGTCTACTCTCTTTCCGCATTCCGGACATGTGAACTTCTTCGTCTTGATGGTTCCGTCACTTCCAAACCCGTCTTCCTTGATCTTCGAAGTCACTGTGATTTCTTCTTTTGACTCTGATGAGTTAGACGTTCCGCCTCCCCTTATCATCTATTCGAGAGCACCCATACTGCGGTCGAAGGTAGTGAAGCGCAGCAAGTAATCATCGACAGAAAACATCTCACCAGTCGACCAACCTTTGTCGCTGATTCTAAGTCCACCTCCGGTTTCTTCACGAATTCCGAGGTCTTCCAGATTAAAGGGATACTTTTTAGTTAGAGCCATAAAGAAGAAAGATTATTAGATAATGTCCTCGACCATCTCCATTTTGGAATCGGCGAGTTTGACAGTATTATTGTACTCAATTATTTTGTTCTTCTTGAATCTCTGGTAGAAGAACACTTCTTCAAATATCTTGAACAAGTTTTTGTGCTTTGGTGCGTTTCCGTTCTCAATAAGAACGAATTTGTCTATCGTCGCTACAGACTAGAACTTCTTTTTTAAATTATGATAGATGTTCTCGTTGATATTCTTGTTGATGTATATAATTCCCTGATATTTCTTCAATCTCGACTAAGAAATAATGTTCGAGACAATCTCATTATTGATGTAATAGATATTGGACGGTTTCTTTACATCGAGACCCAATGACTATATAAAACTCTAAACATCAAAGACATAGAAGTTCTTGATGTTTGATATTAGCGTTTCTAGTTTTGATGCTGGTTCGGAAGTGACGTATATATTCATTATAGATGCTTGTAAGTGAATATCGTTTGAATGAAATGTCAGGAGTCAGAGATAATCCAAACTCCTGACAAAATTATTTATTAGCGATTTTCGTCACTTTTGAACTTCGGGAGATTTATTTTCCGAATTTTTAGAAGACGACGTTCCTTCATAGAACTTCGTGAGACCCTGGTTCAAAGAATCAAGTAGACTCTGTCGAGGAATCCTGGCTGTCAGAGACGATACGAAATTCTCAGCCATACCGTCTTCATAGGCAGTCTTGATAGTGTCGTATACTTCCTTCGGAGGCAGGTCGAACTTGATGCTCAGCGTAATCTTGCAAGTCTTCTTCTTGCTCTTCATCACCATGTTCCTGATGAACGGATCCTCATCTGGAATCGTATAGATGTCAGCATTCGTCTGAGCATCTTTAAGTTGCTGACGCAGTTTCTCATTTTCTGCACGCAAGTCAGCATTTTCCTGAGCGTACTTACCCAAGAGGACTTTCTCATGCTCTAATAATTCGTCAGAGTGCTGTTCATTCTTGGCTACGACTTTACTGTCAGACGCTTCACTGTCGAAATCAAAATCCTCAGTAGGCTGTACTTTCTTCTGAACGGGACGTACAGTCGGGATGCGATTCTTCTTAGGTGCTGCTTTCTTCTCTGCGGGCTGAGGAGTAACGACTGCATTCTCAAGTTCCGGATGAATACTCAGAAGATAGTTATCGTCTGGCTCTTGAGCAAAGTTCGCAGGAATGCGTGGAGCACGCTCGACTTCCCACACTTCGTCTCCTGGCTTAGCGTGATCGCCGTTGATGGGAATTCCGTTTTCGTCTGTCGTAATATTCTCAGGCTGTGGTGCGTAGTATAGTTGTCCGTCAGCACCGACCATAGGTTTCTGCTCAGTATCAAACTGGACGACACGCTTCTTGAACTTCCAGAGAGAGTTCGGACTAGCGACCTCAATCATAGCCTTCTTCATACGCAACGGCTCTTGTGTATCATAGGGAGCGATGAATTCTGAGTTACAATATGTCCCATCCTCAAAATAATAGAGAGTCATATCAGGATCGCTGAGGTCGTCGATGTACTTCAGACGTGTCACTTTACCCAGATTGTCTGCTCCTTTCTCAATGTGCTGAAAAAATCTTGGCATAATAAATTCTTTTCTTGATTTATTTATTTATTAGCGTTTTTCTTCAAGGTTGGTTATTTTGAAGAAAAATTTCAATGAAGTTCGTCATCAATCACTTCTATATCGAGGACTTCACAAGAATGAACTGTTATTCCTTCGTCATTTTCGTGACTTTCTTGCAGTTCATCCTTGTGTTCATCTTCTGGGTCGTCTCGTGACTTTCCAAATCCGAAGAAACGCAATATCTTTCTAATAAACGCTAGCATCTACATTATTATATATAGGAAATGCGATTTTGTCTATCAAAGGAACGTCTAAAAAGAAAGAGAGCGACATCTCTAATAAGAATCGCTCTCTAATTTAATTTAGAATTTGTTTCAAATCACTTATCTTCTCCTTCGGCTTCTGCGCCGGCTTCAGGAACGTCGAACATATCCTCTTCGAGAATACTTGAGTCGTTCGCTCCGAAATACTCACGACGTTTAATAGTCTGTGTCATCGTGCGTGAGCCGTCAGAATTCGTCACATTTGATACAGTGACTTTATTGCCGCCGAACGATGATGTGATGCTGCGGACACCGAGAAGTCCTACAGAGATTCCGTAGTATGTCAGAATGTACTCTATAAGTGAAAGTACGATAGTAGCCTCAATGACTTTCGTAGCACAAAGTACAACGAGAGCAATGAGCAGAACAGTTGTCGTTATTGAACCTAGACCGGACACGAAAAGTATCACAGAAGTCTTACCAGTCTGCTCAGAAGAAAACATTTCCTTCCACTCAAACTTCTTAGGGTCATAAAACGGCTGTCCTTGAGCATTGTACTGCTGTTTATTGTTCAGATTATTGCCGTTTCTCATTGATAAAAAGAATTCAATTTTCTTTATTTATCGAAGAAACAGCAAATAATCCTTACGAACTTACCTCATTTTCTCAAGAACATCTACAGAACGCTGGATGAGCGATTCGAGTTCGCCGGCACTCATCCCTTTGACTTTCGTTATTTGCTGGACAACAACTTTCTTCGAATCTCTATCAGGGAACACAAGAATCTTAACGGTGTCATCGAATGTGCGTTCCATTTGCTCTTTAATTTGTAGCATACATTCGTATGCTTTTGGATTACTCATATCTTTAATACCAACATTCACTGCGAGAATCAACTTATTGCAGTCACGCATCTTACTTGTTCTATTATTAATCATAACAATGTATTGCTCGTAATTTTTGTCTTTTTGGTTTTCTTTTCTGACTTCTCAGCAGTTTTAACTTCTGCTGTTTCTTCGCTCTCAACGACCTTTGTTTCAGCACTCTTCTTCGATGAACTTCTCTTCTTCGGAGAATTGAGTTGCTCAGGAAAATCTTTCTCAAGTTCCTTACGCAGTTTCGCTAAGTCATTCAAGTACATATCTTCTATGGACGTTGCCTTGACGTACTCAATCTCATCGTGAATCTCCTGGTTCTTCTTCAAGAGTTCTGCCTTTTCCTCATCAGTAAGTTTCGATATTTCGATACTCAGCACACTATGAGGGAGTTTCTCTTTGTCTAAGTCTTTCTTGACATCAGCCTTCTTGCGATTCTGAATCTTAATCTTTCCAGAATTCACAAGTTCAATGAACTTACACAAATCCGAATTGTCCTTATATCGTTGCTCAAGAACACTGACCATTCTGTCTTTCCTGACCTAGTACTTCGTCAATCTCCATTTCACGAAATACTCTGTCAGTTCTTCTCCCGTTTCAAAGTAAATCAGTTTCCCTTTCTCGTCAAGGACGTTGAGAATATTCTTGTCTACGAGTTTTGTAAGCATCAGCATAGATTCCAAGTCTTTCACTTTATCAGGCTGGCTCATAGCACTGAGTTTTCCGGGAGCGAAGACTATTCGATAATCGATGTTTCCGTCCTGGGAGAAGTTCTTCCAGTCACGAATCTTCCCACTATCAGCCAAATCGTTCAACTCTTCTTCAAATGCCTTATATGTCACTCCGTAAGGAAGGTCGACAATCTTGACGATATTGTTCTTCAAGTCTATGCTGTACTCTCCCTTAGATGTCCAGCGACGACTTTTCTCACTATATGTAAAATTCTCTTGCTTGATTCCTTTCACATACGGTTCGAGTTGACGGAACGTATGTCCCTCTTTGATGACGTCGACGCAAGCATCAATAACACCCAGAGGATTCATAGGAACAGCGTTGAGGAACTTATATCCAGGAGCCAGACCCTGTTGTGCAGATACAATGACTAATGGGATGATAGGCAAGAAATTGAAAGGCTCAAGCACTTCACCCTCGTCTTCTACATACTCAAGCAAGTCCCAATCCGTCTTCAGCAACTTTGAGTACTTTGACAGTTTCACAGACAAATAACGTGGATTTGACTTTGCGTTGGGACATCTCAGCGTACCGTGCTGACCGACTATCTCAAGTAAGTTCAAGTTATCCGAGAAGTCTGCTCCCCTTGTAAATATAGCGTCGTGAAGCCCTGAATCTCCGTGTGGATAGAGCGTTTTCTCGAACACGCTGCCGCTAAGAGATAGAAACTTGACTTCATCTCCGTTGCGTGTCGGGCCGACAAACGCAGAGTACATCACTTTACGTCCAGATATTTTCAAACCGTCACAAAGTGAAGGACATGCACGAGAGCGTATTATGTACTTTGCGCACTCTTTATAGTCTGTATCAAGGAAGTCCGAGATAGTTCTCGTCTTGTATTGCTATGTACTTGCGAGCAGATGTCCGTCAAGCGAACGGCGCCCGCCTCTGTTCAGTATAGGCATAATCTAATCTGTAATCTTTTATTATTGTACTTTAAAATCAGAAATTAGTTTCACAAATAAATATTCTATGAAGAAATTATTGATTTTGGCATCAGTGATGCGCAGCCAGCTGGAGTCTGGTCTCTGGGGCGCTGTGAAGGACACTTGGGCTGACGATGTCATCAAGCATCGTTTCCAGAATATACGTTTCTACGGATACTGTGCGATGAGCAAGGACGAGAAGCATTAGAGTCCGCACGATACGCTCGGATATATCGGTGTAGATGAGAAACTCGTGCTTCTTCCACAAGACGATGACTTGCTGTCTCAGTTCGACAGAACACGTGCGACAATGCGTACGCTCATCCAACATCTTCGTGACGCCGACTACGTTCTGTTCACCAACTGTTCGACATATATCAACGTCCCGTTACTAAATGATTTCGTACAGAATCTGAGTGAGCAAGACCTTAAAATATACTGCGGACGTGTGATTTCTGCTCAGTATATGTCGGGTCCTTACTCGTGGTGCTTCTACGGAGAGGGAAGTGCTATTCTGCTCAGGCAACCGTGGATTAACTATCTCCTTTAGAATCAGTGGCGTAAGCACGTTATCGAAAACGATCACGTCAACGGAGAGAAGCAATGGCTGTTCTATAAGAGAAATGTTACTGACACTACTATCGCTTGCATCGTAAATGACTTGCTGCTTTCTAATGATGCTGCGGATTGTTTGAAAATATTAGACATTGATGAGTCGAATATACAATCAAAGAAACTCGACCATACGCTTTTCTGGCAAGACTGGGGACAGGATCATATGAGAGAAGAAGAACCAGAAGTATGGCCAGTGATGGGTAGCATCGATTGCCGCGACAAGACAGATGCATTGACAGCGAAAAACCTTCACACTGTTCACGATAAAGTGAAGGAATACTATATAGAAAATGATTATCAAACAGATATGCGATACATTGATTCATACGTAGACAATCCACAGACGCCGGTAGTGACTAAGTCATTGGACAAACCAGACTGTTGCATCGACGACTATGAAAAAGTGCCGTTTGACGACTATCACAAATGGCTTGAAGAGAACAGCGATATACCAAATCTTGAAGTCAACGAGGATGGGAATCTTGTCGAGGTTCACGATAATAACGGAGACAAGAAGAAACAGAGTTACTACGACCAGTGGGGTCAGGAGATTCCCGCAGGAATGACGTACGCTGAGTACTTCAACATTCCGTTCTGGGATCATCGCTGCTGGTACAAGCATCCTTGGGCTGGCGACAACTTCTGCGGTTGCTGTCAAAGAGAGCAACTTGTTTATCCGGGCGGAAGTCCGACACACGAACACGACGGAAGCGAAGATTGCGACTGTCACAAGAAACATCAAGGTGGTGGAAGTTCTGGAAGTGGATGCTTTGATTGGGACGTAATATAATCTAAATTCGTCATACTTCTCCAATAAATAAAACAAAAGATACGTATACATTATTAATATATGCTACATTATATGCTCAACGAAGATTTCTTCGACGACCTGGATATGGAAGAAATTCCTCAGAAATCTGCTGCCCGTAAGATTGTCGATGACGATGAAATCTCTGCGGAAGAAATTCACGAGTACAGATATATCCTGAGGTTTTACATCTCTGCTATCGGAAAAGACAAGAAGCAAGAGTGGTACACCAGTAAGTTGAAGGCTTTTCAGCAAGATTTCTTCGATATTCTCCAGATTTCAAGAGTCATCGAGGATTTCTCTTCGATGGATATTATCTTCTATGTGCAGTGGTGGTATTGTCGTGGTTTCAACTCAAACTACGAGAAACGCATCGAGACTCTCGATGGCGTTCAAATCGCATATCCTTACAGTTAGAGATACTACACTTGTGCGCTCGATGCACTTCAGGGACGAAGCAGTTACAATCAGGGTCGTCTGAACAATGACATCACTTTCAATATGGGCTTCACCGTAGACTGCTCGAATATGAAGAAATTCACGAAGTTCATATGTGACATCACCAAAGCATTTGATATTGCTGTACGACGAAACTTCAAGTCAGGCGCTCGTGCGAATTCTGTAAATTATGAAGGTGACGGAAAGTATCAGATGCAGATAACTCCGTACGACATCGCAGACGTTCAGAATTTTGATGAGAAGATACAGCGTAAATTCCAGACATGGTTCCGAGCATTCAATCCGGAACTAATGCCGAAGGAAATCAAGCAGAAGTACGAAGCGTTCAAGGAAACTAAGAAACAAGGACTCATTCCGGCAGACTTGAAGCAGATTCTGCTTTATTCTGGTCTGTGGAGCGATAATGCTAAAATAGAAGTCAATGGAAAGAAGGCCGACATCACGCTCCCGAACTCATTTGACTGGTTTATGGGTTCTGCGAGATGGAGAATGCCACATCTTTTGACTGATACATATGACATTCATATTCACGGAGGTAAAGAATATAAGTTCGATTATACGGCTGGTTATTAGGAGTGGAACGGGAGCGCAAATATTGATCGTGGCGAAGAAGTCGAAGTTGAGATGATTAAGAAAGCTCTCGCTAAAGCAGATGGATGCAATAACTTGTAGATTACCGTCGATTTGACAGTCGAGAAGATTGACAAAATGGACGGCGAGACAATCGACTTTACGAAAATGTTTCCTGGATACAACATCAGACTGCGTTGTAAGAAAAAGAAAGGCTTCTATAACTGGCAAGAAAAACCGATTGTTAAACGAACGATTTACGTAATTGATTCCAAGGGCAAGAAAGTTGCTTGGGAATATGAAATACCGTATGGGAAAGGCAAGCGTTGGTAAGATATTCGAGAGTTTTCTCGACGACATTTATGATGAACTTGGTAGCGTTCAGCAAAAGGCCAGCACGAAAGTGGTCACTGATGTTATCAGGGAGGGACGTCCGGTCGAAGATTTCCCGTTTACGATGCAGTTCCAAATCAATCACCTCGGAAAAGAAAGCCGTAAGAATGAGAATGAATTCGTCACACGTCTGAAAAAATTCGACGAAGAACTGAGAGACAATCTTGAGATGTGTCCGTTTGTTGAAGATTTCTCACGACCGACTTATATGATGATGAACGACAAGTGGAACAATGACTATTATCGTCGTAACGAAGACTTCAAGACCGAGTTTGATTTCAACGATCTTCATTTCTACAATGAAGAGAATTTCGGAAAGCATCATATCGAAGAAGCAAGTCAGTTTGACGTCAGCGTCGGAATAGAATTCACCGGACTCAACTACAACAACCTTATCCAACTTGTAAAGCAACTGCGCAGAATCCTTCAGGCTTCTGTGAAGTACTCATTCCCTGAGGGAAAGTTCGCAGACATCACATTCGTCGATGCAAGAGAAGGAAAGAAAGCGGCAAGATACAGAACTGTTCGTATGGACGTCCAGAGAATGCTCGATTTCGAGAACCGTCTTGACAATAGAGCCACGAAAGAAGCGTACAAAAAACTTCAAATGGTGTTCTTCGACTACGGACATCAGGATTACATCAACAAGCAGTTTGATGCGAAAAAGCAGAAATACTCAACTTATGCTCAATTAGTGATAAAGGCTCTTGATATTGATGATAAGAAGTTGTTGGTCAGCGAAACTGACAAGACGCTTTTCGTTGAGATTCCGAAGAACGAGAAATTCTCTGTCAATCTTTATGCAATGGCTCGTGTCTATGAACTGATGAAGAAGTATGACAGATATTTTCTCATCACTGTCAACGGAGAACTGATTGTGAAGATATGGTATCTGATGATTCGGGAACGCGGACAATATAGTGAAGCAGACAAATTCGAGTATATGGTGAACCATTGTCTGTACTCAACAATCAATGCGCTGACTCTGAAGATTGACTATGCACATCCTGATTATGTCATCAATCTGACAAATCTGTTCATCAAAGAGTTCAAGGCAGTCTTTGCAAATATTCCTGAGTACAGACTGTCTGCTCAGCAAATCAAGAACTATCATATTCCGGTTATCAAGTTCACAGAAGAGCCGAAGAAAGTTAAAATAGTAGACAATACGAAAAAGCAAAAATGACGATTTTCAAATTAATATACAGAGCATCACAGATTATCGAGGGCTACTACAAGTGGCTTTATGATGTAATAACACGTCAGGGAAGCATATATTCTTTGAAGCGCCTTGTCATATGCCGCGACTGTGAACATAATAAGAAAGGCATCTGCAACAAATGTGGATGCATCATCAAAGCAAAGGTTCGAGTGAAGTATATGCTCGACGAAGAACAGAAGAGTATAGAAGGATGTCCGGAACGCAAGTGGTGAATCTGCAATTCCGGACATCGGGGGAATATATGATAGTAAAACAACAGAATTATTTAGAATAAGTCATTGTGTTTAATATCGGATTTCTTCTTTGAAGTTCTCTTCGAAGAAGATTTTTTATTGACTGTTGGTTTGGGTGCCAAGTCGTCATCTTCTTGTTCTTGAGAAGAAGAAATGATATTATCAATCAATGTCGAAGCATCTTTAATTTTCTCAACAACATTAATGAAAGTCTTGATTTCGTTTTCTTCTTCAAGACATTCTTTGAGCAACTTCTTGAGAGTCATTTTCTCTTCGATGATTTGTGGCTGCTCAGCAGCAGTAGTTGATGTTGATTCTTGCTGAGACCTTGCTGTTGAAAATTCTTGATATGTTTTAGACTCTGCTTTCTCTGCTTCGTAATCAACATTGACATCTTTCTTCATCGTCCTCGCACGCTTCAAGTCACGATTTACTTTATCGTCTCCAAAGACTTGAGTGGATGTCATAATCCCAGGATTATTCTCAGCAGTCGGATATTCAAAGAGCAAAGCATTGAGTGCTTCATCAAGGACGAGGAAATTAGCACAAACTATCTTTGCGCCTTCTAAATCATTCAATGTATAGTTCCCGCAGGATTCAGCATCAAACCCAAGAGACTCGACATTTCCTTTATAATCGACGATGAACTTCATCATAGAGAAGACTAAATCAATGACTGGCTTCATCGTATTGACATAGTTTCCTTTCAATATGAGATTGAATCCAGTCAGACATCCGCTAGGTCCGAAGTATATGACTTTGTCAGCCCAAAACGGATGGCTGTGCAAGAACGACAAGCCACAACGCTCTATCGTATGACTGACTTCTGGACTCATAGCATCTTCGAAGTTCGGACGTTTAAGCCTAATATCGAAAGTCGTGACTGCTTCATTTCCTACGACATCTGTCTTATTGACATAGATGCCTGGCATCAGTCTCATATGATCAATCTTTGTTTCCATTGATTTCAAATGTTAGAGAATATACTTGCTGTATGCACTTACAAGAAACTGATAGATGCGCCCAGCGAATGTGAATCCATCCTTTCCGTGATTTCTGTCTCTTCTATCAACTAAAGGCAAGTAAATATGTTTGTAAAGAAAATGCTTCATATTATTTCTTGATTATTAATCTATTATCAACAATTTCTATGTCATTGTCTTCTTGTTCTTCTTCGACTGAATAACCAGCCATCTTAATGAGTTTCTGATAGAACTGAAGATGAGGTCTTGAAGTTATGTCTTTCAATTCATCGTACGTCATCCAGGCATACTTGACAATCTCTGGCTTCCCGCTCGGACACAGATTAGAGAAGCATTTCTCCGGGTCGATGTTCGGATAATGCAATCCGTATGCAAAGACCATCTTCTGACTGTTCTGGTGAACCCATCCGAGAGGAATGAGCATTTGACTCTCGCAATCTTCAAGCGTAAGCCCGCTCTCTTCTCTGAATTCACGCAAAGCAGTCTCATCGATGCTTTCTCCTTCTTCTACGCCACCTTTCAAGAAAGCAGCATAGTTAGAAGACTGCCACGGACTTCCGACGAAGAACTCAAGTTCGTTAGTCGACTTTCCGTCAGCAGTTAATCTATCACGAAACGGTATGATTCCGGCGGATCTGTTCATTTACTACTACGATTAAAGTTAATCGTTGGGAAGAAAAGACGAACCATCACCATCAACCCAAACATTTCCCAATAAGTGAGATAGGGTGCGCAGAACTTTACGACGACGATAGTATTCCAGAGCCACTGGACAAGCCAGGCTACTAGAAAGATGAAGCCGAACGAAAAGAGCAGAGTTGTCAAGCAACCAATCATAGCAGTCCAGAAACCGAATCCGAAATTATTGTTTAAATAGTTGTTTCCCATTTTCAGATCAATTATTGAAATTTTTCTCATCTCGCTCTTCGTCTTTAAAGAACGGAGCAGTAGGAGGAAGCGTCACAGCATTATGCTCGATGCAATATTTAATTAGAGCAACAAGAACACCGACGACTATAAGTCCGAGCCACCACTTCCAGATAAACAAAGCGATAAAGCCGCCGAGCGTTGCTAATGTGCATAATATGATTAGCACTGCATAGAACCAGTAATTATGTATCAACTTCATAAACCCAGCCCTCCAGACAGTTTCTTCGCAACCACTAAGTCATCAATCAGACTCTGCGGAATATCGTTTACTTTGATGTACTGATTGTCAGTTGGCGACCATACGCAAGTACAATCGACGTTAGACAGAATAGAGATTACTTCATCGAGTAAATCTGCGGAGATGCTTACTGATGACGTCTTTCCTTTCTTCTCTTTGCTTTTGATGACCTTGAATTCCATATATCAAATAATAATGATTTTGTTAATTGTACATTAGTTTTGCGTAATAGTTTCTCGATTTCTAGAAGAAATAATCAGATTCGATTAACTACTTTCTGATCGATTTTCTCTTCCATCATAAATGATGCTGCCATATCAGCCTGAGCAACGATGAGAACTAGCGGCATCGTCTCTACGGCTTGCATCAGACTCTTGTACTCATACGTATTCGTCGGATTCGTCATAAACGCATCGCAACTGAACATATGCCATCTGATTGCAGCGACTTCTTCCAGTTTCAAAAACATATAGTACTGAGTCAGAAGGCAAGACTTCTCTCCGTGTCCCCAGGGAATCTTGTCGTCGATTGTATACGACATATACTTCTGCCACTGATTCTGTTCGTCCTTGAACCACTTAATATCTTCTTTATAGATATTCGCTTTACACAAATCGTGCAGCAAAGTAGCGATAATCAAAGAGTCGTCTGGAATTGCTGAAATGTTCTTCTCAGGCAAAGCCAAGTCTTTGTACATCTCTTTGAATTTCGCTGCGGCGTGGTAGACATTCAGCGAATGGGACAAAAGTCCGCCTGGAAAACAGCCGTGATAGCCCTGAGATGCGGGAGCAGTAAAGAAATCAGTCTGAGTCTCCATCCAATTAATCAAATTATCGACTCCCGGACGTCCGGTCGATTTGAGCAGCGTGATGAATTCTTCCTTCATTGCTGCGAGTTTTTCTTCTGTAAATACACCAAACATAATTATTAATATATTGAAAGTTATCTATGTTTTTATGTCTTAACTTGTAACATATTGCAAGTTATCTCAATGAGAGTTGCTAATACTTTATCTCATCTCGACACTAATTATATTCAACATTTTTGAAATAGTTTATATAAGGACGTCAAAAGAAATTATTTTCTTTGAAAAACTAATCTGCAATTATGTCGTACAATATTTAAACTTTAAGTGCGCTCACTGACACTTTTCATCAATTAATGTCAGAGTTGGTAGTTTGGCACGTTATTTGCAAGATATATAGCAAGACACAAAATTTAATTTTACATTATATTCAATTTAATGAAAAACGGAAAAATTTCAGTACAGATAGAGGATATGTTTCCTCTGATTAAGAAGTCGCTCTATTCAGACCACGACATTTTCCTTCGTGAGATGGTTTCCAATGCGACTGATGCTATGTCTAAACTCAAGACAATCGCAATGGGTTCTGAAGACGAAGCATCTCTCAAAGACTTCGACGAAAAGAATCTCAAGGTTGAGATCAAACTGGACGAGGAAGCAGGAACTCTGACTATCTCTGACTCCGGTATCGGTATGACTGAAGAGGAAATCGAGAAGTACATCAACCAAGTTGCGTTCTCAGGTGCTCAGGAATTCCTTGAGAAGTTCAAGGACGCTGAGGGAATCATCGGTCATTTCGGCCTTGGGTTCTACTCTGCATTCCTCGTATCGAAGAAAGTAGAGATTCTGACCCGTTCTTATAAGAATGGCAGCAAACTCGTAAAGTGGACGTGTGACGGAACTCCCGATTTCACTATCGAAGATGTCGAAGACGATTCTTTCCGTCCATATGGTACAGACATTATTCTGTATCTCGACGATGAGTCGAAAGAAGATTTCGGAAAGAAGAACAAGATTAAGCAGTTGCTTGAGAAGTACTGCAAGTTCATGCCATTCCCTGTTGTTTTCGGAAAGAAGACGAAGTGGGACTCTTCACTAGGCAAGCAGGTTGACACTGAAGAGGACGACATCATCAATTACAAGGACGCTATCTGGGCAATCAATCCCCAAGACTTGAAAGATGAAGACTATAAAGATTTCTATCGCTATATGTACCCAGGCGAGGATGAACCTCAGTTCTGGATTCGTCTGAATGTCTCTGAGCCTTTCACACTCAAGGGTGTGCTGTTCTTCCCGAAGACTAAAGACAAGGAATTCTTCGTAAAGCGCAACAAGATTCAGTTGTACTGCAACAAAGTATTCGTAACTGACATTATGGAGGGAATCGTTCCCGACTATATGCAGTTGCTGTTCGGTGTCATCGATTCTCCCGACATCCCTCTGAACGTTAGCCGTTCTTATCTACAGAGCGACAAGGATGTCAAGAAGATTTCCGGATACATCTCTAAGAAAGTCGCTGACAAGTTGAAGAGTCTACTGAAAGAGGATCGCAAGAAGTACGAGGAACTGTGGGACGACTTACGTACGTTCATCAACTACGGAATTCTGACAGACGATGATTTCTGGGACCGCATCAAGGACGCATACATCTTTAAAGACACCGAGGGTAAAGTGTTCACATATGAAGAGTACAAGACTCTGATTGCTCCTGAACAGACAAACAAGAACAGCGATGTCGTGATTCTCTATACGACTGATGAGAATGAACAGTTCTCTGCTATCGAGTCAGCAAAGAAGAAGGGATACAGTGTCATCGTCATGAACGAGAAGCATCTCGACATCGTCGTATTGCAGACTCTTGAGAGCAAACTTGAGAAGACCCGCTTCGCCCGTGTAGACAGCAATGTCATCTCGAAACTCATTGAGAAAGAGAATGATGACGAGAAAGTAGACGACCAGACCAACGAGGCTCTGCGTGCTGCATTCGGAAAGGTTCTGAACAATCCTGAGAGCGGTGTGTACTACAACATCAGTGTTGCTCACCTGGGAGACGAAGAACTGCCTGCTGTCGTATCTCAGAACGAGTGGAACCGTCGTATGAACGACAACAAAAAGTACCAGTCAAGTATGTGGTTCGGTATGGGCGAGAATTACAATATGACGCTCAACATCGACTCTAAGGCTGTCAGCAAGATCGCTAAGGAGATTTTGAAGAAGACTGAGAGCGAACTGCCCGCTATCGAGGGAGACATTGACGAGAAGCAGAAAGCGCTCGATAAAGTCAACGAAGAATTGAAGGACGTCAAGTGGGAAGATCGCACAGAAGAGCAGCGCAAGTCTCTTGAGACTGCTGAGAAAGAAGTCCAAGACGCTCGCAAGAAGAAGACTGAACTCTACGAGTCTGCTGCTGAAGGCAATGCTGTCATTCCTCAGATTATCGACATCGGTCTACTCGGCGCAGGCAAGCTCAAGGGCGAGAATCTGTTCAAGTTCCTTAAGAGAAGCGTAAACTTCATTAAGTGATCTGTCTGGACAACAAGCGTTTAGAAGTAGAGCACCCTTTGATTGGGTGCTCTATTTTGTGTTTGTATAGTTCAAAAACGTCTTTTTCTTCTAATAAATAATGAAAGACAATCGAGAAAAGAGACTAAATGCGCTATTTTGCGTATAAATCAATAAGAGACGTGGTGTATATACGAGCATTCTCGATATTATTCTACAAAGAAGAAAGAACAAAAATATATGGGCACGAAAAGTTCAGGCAGTACTGATAAGAGACAAGAGTTCAACAAGGACAAGTTCTGTACATTGGAGCAGTATGCAGCATACTTCGGCATTACGACCCGTACAGCATATAACCATTACTACGGTGGTAGACTCAAGGGTGCGTTCAAAGACATCGGAGGGTCAAACCGAATACTCATCCCTATAAAATACATTCAGACTAATCCGAATCCGAACGTGACTATTTATGCTACTGTCCCTTATAGCATAGAGAACAATAGAGAAGAACTCGATAAAGAAGTCATCAAACTCAGAAGATACTGCTCAGCAAAGTGCTATAAAGTCCAGGACATTGTTACTGAGTACTCATACGGAATCTTCGAGGAACGTCCGAAACTTCTCAGCCTTCTGAAAAACCGCTACGTCAAGCACGTCGTCGTTGCCAATAAGAGCGCAGTCAACCGTTATGCGTTTGACTTCATAAGTGCGATTATGGAAGCCGATGGACGTGAACTCGAAATCATCTCTACGAAAGAGCCGGACGACAAGGGATTCAAGAAAGACCTTACTGATACATTATACGTTGTCTGCAAGAGACTTGGGACAAAAGATGTAACATATGAAGATGTGAGAAAGTCGATGGTTGCTCTTGGAATTGCAGAACGCAAGAACAGCGGACGTCCGACCAAAGAATCCAAGCGAAAAAAGAACAAAGGACAGAATCCAGAAGATTTAATTTAATCTCAAAGATATGAGATTTCTTGGATAAATAAAGAAATTGCGGTCATTGTGACCGGAACGTATAGAAAATACGATGGCTAAGAAGTATATATTAAGAAGTTTCAGTCCTGGTAAAAAGGAACACAACAAAGTCAATACACTTATCAACCTGAGTGCATTGGGTCTTAACGCACAATAGAGCGTCATACGCAACTCTATCGCAAAGGGTGCATCTGAGACGTCGCTGAACAACAACTATCAGCAGACTCTCTATCCGTATGACGAAGACATTCAGTCGACTCCTTTCCAGAAATACAAGGACGTCACGAAATCACACGCTAATTCATATGCTTACTACGACCTGAGTTATCCTCAGAGAGTAGAGTATCTGCGATAGTTCTCACAGCACAGAATGATTGATCACGTCCTCCAGGTTATCTGTGACGAATCTATCATATGTGACGAGAACGGATATTTCGCATATCTCGATACAGACAAACTCCGTTCGAACATCAATGCGAACAGCGAGTATGCAGACAATCTTGTCAGCGACTGCGACAGAGCATTCAAGCAAGTATACTCTATGTTCGGTTGGGACAAGAATATGGGTGCTTGGCATATGTACAAGAAGTTCCTCATCGAAGGTTATCTCGCATTCGAGATTATCTACGATGACCTGGACAACCCTCACGAGATTATCGGTTTCAAGTACCTCGACCCTGCTACGCTGGAGCCCGCTATTGAGATGACGAGCGACGGTCGTGAAATCAAGGTCTGGTATCAGAATCGTGGAGATGCAGAGCAGAGAGTCATTCCAGACACGAATATGATTTATATCTCATGGCCTAGTGGAATGATTGGAGACTCTTCTCGTATCTCTTATCTTGAAGGTCTGACTCGTTCTTATAATATGCTGTCTCAGATTGAGAATTCCCGTTTGATTTGGAATATTCAGAACGCACAGAAGCGTATCAAGGTTATCGTTCCTGTCGGAGACCTATCTCCTTTCAAGGCAGATACTCTGATGAATGAGATTAAGGCAGAGTGGAACGAAGAGACTTATATGGACGATGTCAGCGGAGAACTCGTCGTAAACGGCATCCCTAAGTTCTCATTCACTAAGACTTATTTCTTCCCGCAGCGTTCAAGCGGAAATGTAACTCTTGAAGAAATGGGCGTAGAGGGATATGATATGTCGAGTATCGAACCTATCAAGTATTTCTGGCGTCGTTTCATCCTTGAGACGCAGTTGCCTCCTAACCGTTTTATGATTGACCCTGCTGCTGATGCCAGTCATCCTTTGATGAGCGATGACTCGAACATCACACGTGAGGAATATCAGTTCTCTCGCTTCATCGACCGTATACGCTCACTGTTCCGTGAGATTCTGCTGAAGCCCGTATGGATTCAGATTTGCTTGTGGCATCCTAAACTCGCTAAGAGTGAATATTTGAAACAGGCTCTCGGTATCAATTACAACGAAGAGAATATGTTCACTGAAGCCAAAGAACGTGTGATGCTGAAACAGCAAGCAGACATCGTCACTACTCTGGCTCAAATGGTTGATGCACAGCAGAAACCGATCTTCTCTACTGAGTTCCTCGTAAAGAAATTCTTGCACTTTAGCGATGATGACTATGCACTCAACAAGAAATATCTTGAAGGTGAGATTCTCGAACAGATTGAACGTGCGAAAAAATACAAAGACCATCAAGAATGGATTGCCAAGCATCAGCAACAGCAAGCACCACAGACTGGCGTTGAGGGCGAAGGTGCTGCAATGCCAGACCTCGGTGGTGCTGACTTCGGAGGAGGTAGCGACTTCGGAGGTGGCGGAGGTGATGAATTCGGAGGCGGCGCTCCAGAAATGGATTTCGGCGGAGGCGGTGAAGCAGAAGCCGGTGGCGGCGGTGAAGATTTCGCATAATAATTTGAGAAAAAGTTTATTATATATTACTAACATATGAGAAAGCGCAACGAACTAACTTTCGGAACTGGTTGTATCGAGTCTAAACTCGACGGAACCGAACATATATTCACAGTAGATGACAAGATTGAAGTCCCTCGTGAATTCTCCTGGCAAGATACTATGCCTCCTGTACGCAATCAGGGACTCTCGACAACATGCGTATGTCAGTCGCTGACTGGTGTACTTGACTTCTATCACAATGCTGAAGTCGGAACTCCCGGTGTCTGTAATAACTACAGCATCAACGAACTCTACAGCATCCGTGCAGACAAGAACGCTCCTGGAATGACATTCAAGGAAGCATTGCACTATCTGCGTCACAACGGCCTCAGCGGACAGAAGATTCTGTCATATGCGAAAGTCAACAGTTATGAAGCAGCGAAGTATGCTATTATGATGTTCGGTCCAATCGTAGCCGGATTCCCTGTGTATAGCGGAAGCAATCCTTGCTTCTGGCGCAAGAACGGACGTTTCCAGGGAGGTCACGCAGTTACTCTCGTCGGCTATGACGAAGTCGGACTCATTATCCGCAACTCTTGGGGCACTGGTTGGGGAAATCGCGGTCACGTACGCATCCCTTACAATGAATTCCAGAACAGTTGCTTCGAAGCGTGGACTATAACTATCTAATTTCTAATTATTTATGAAACAAGCAGACATCTCACAACAACTCGGTTCTCTTATCGGGAAGACACAAAGCATCTACACTAATGTGGATGCCGATGAATCTATTCCCAGCGAATTGCAAGAACCGGATCCTATATTTGAGATTAACTATAACGATCTTCAGTCAGTATCGAACGGAGAAGCATATGAGACTGTGACGTTCATCGTGAAGTCAGTCGTCCCGCAAGCATACCAGAACAATGAGATGATAATGAACAAGATGAAACTGGACGCATATCAGTTGGGTAATCTGTACTATCAGCAGAAAATCAACAACACTGCTATCCAGACTGCTATGGATGTCATCGCCAAGGGTGATACTCAGCCGCGTATGTTCGACATCATCGACAAACTACAGAAGCGTGCCGGAGACTTGACTGACCAGATTATAGAATTGCAGAATCAGTTCCGCAAGTACTACATCGATACGTATCTCGATATGAAATCTAAGGAAGACATCGACTTCGAGGATGCTGCTCCGAAGAAACGTCCGAAACTGGAGAAACCGACAGCACCGAAGCAGATTGAACAAGTCGAACAAAATAGTATAGAGCCGATTGTTCATAACGATACAGAACACATCCTCTCAAGTAGCAGTGACATCATCGATGACATCCAAGCGCGACGATTGTAGAGGATAAAAGCAAAGAATGCCGAGTTCAGTGAAGTCGAGAATTGATTCGAGATTTGCGATTTGCGAATCGCAAATTTTTGATGATTCGCCAAAGCCAAATTTATTATAAAGAAGAGGACATCTACTCGACGTCCTCTTTCTTCTGCTTTATCTATAACTTATCCTAAATTAATAGTTTCGCTCATTTTCAATGCTTCTTTGCTCATCTGAAGTGTCTCGACGAACTTATCGAGTGTCAAGTCACAGAACTCATCAATCCAGTCAGTGATATAGTAGAGTTTGTTACTGCCACGAATAAGTCCGAAGAGAATCGGATCACGACGCTTCTTTGTCTCTTCAATCGTCTCACCGAATGCCAAGCAGTCTGGGTCATAATGCAAGATTGCATAATTATCGAATATCTCCAGAGCATTCGTTTTCGTGATTTTCTCGACGACTTCAGGAGGAATGACACGCATATAGTTCTTTATGTACGTCAGACGAACACCTTTCTCCGTCTTCTTCACGAATTCGACAATCTGATCCTCAGTCACGACATAGTACAAATCATTAGCATAGAGCACAGACTCGTATTTGTTGACGACCATATCACGAAGCAGTTTCTCCTTCATCGCCAACTGACCGGACGTATCACAGTTCTTCAGAGCGACGATATAACCCGTCAAACGGTCAACATATGTCGACTTGTTTGCTTTTGTAAGACCCTTTACTTGAGCAAAAAACTCAATGACATTCAGAGAATACATCTCTTCCAGTTCTTTTGATTTCACTGGAGACTTCAGCAAATCAGAGAGACGCTGCAATATCGGGAATCTCTGCTTCTTCTTTGGAGTATGCTCTTCCATTACACCATTCGATACAAAGATTTCATCCGGCGTAACGAAGAGAGTGTTCCCGCTTTTTGAGTATTCGTTGAAACTAGAGAACACATCATTGAACATATGCTGATTGATGAAAATATTCATCTCACGCACATTACTCTTCTGAATGCGTCCATAGTCATTCACTGCTGACTTGATTTCTTCTTTCTCTTTCAAAGCCTGACGTACGTCAGAAGCATCAGCATCTTCTGTCAGTTCCAAACTATCAAGTCTTGTAGACGCAGGAGTCTTCTTTCTCTTAAACTCTTCGACTTCTTCCTTGATAAGAGTATACTTCGGAAGTTCTTTGTCTACTTCAATACCGCGTCCGTTGAACATCAAAGACAGATGCTGATTGTCGCTAGTCAGGATATCACTTTTCTTGCCCATATTTATATATATTCGTTCTATTTTGAATTATCAATCTTTACGTCCTCTCACAGCCCTATCACGGTTGTACAGAGAATTCTCGTGCAAACCGCTGCCGCGGACAGCTACATAGTATACAGCCAGAGCCTTGTCTTCCTTCCGTACGTAGAGACCTCCAGTTCCGTACGTTCCATTCTGACTACGGTCGTCATTGAAGAAGTTCTCACGAGCAGCAGTATACAAACGGTTGATGCGAGTCTCAACGCTCTCATTGTCCGTTACATTGTCATCATCAAGCACGTTCTTCAGAACAATTCCGAACTTATTCTTGTCGATGTTATCTGCACAGTAGTCGAACATATGCTTGTGAGCGACATTATTATCATCAACAGCCTTAGCCGGCAACTTCAATTCATCCTTGTTCACTGAGTACCAGATAGGGATGAACTGAATCTCGACAGCCATCTTCTGCGGACGTACGAGCATAGCCATACAATCCTCCTTGAGTGTGAAGAATTTCTTCTCCGGATGCTCAGCCATCTCCTTCCTTGCCTTGTTCCAGAGACTGTATGAAATTCGCTCGACACGTTTTGCGCAGTGTTTCGGCTCACGCATTCCGCGGACGTCAAGTTCAGATATGATACGTCCAGTCTCATCGAAGTCAAACTCCTTCAGAGCCTGCAAGAAACACGTCTTCATCACATCAGCGTGTGTCTGATTGAAGTATTTCGCAGCAGCTTTCGTGAAGTCCTTATCAGTTGCGTCTTCTTTGTTCAGAGCGGCGAACGGGTTAATCGTATCCAACTCAAGTTGAGGGAGAATATCCTTGTCAGTACTGTAAACCGGCGGTTTCAAGCCGCTTGAGAGGTCGGGAATAAACACCATATACTTGCTAAGGATGCTCCACATCACTTTCAGATACGGGTCGTCTTCCCACAAGACACCATCCTTGATAGCATCAAGCAGATTGCTGATGTCAGTTCCTATGTTATCGTCCTCAGTGACGCTTTTAGCCCATTGGATATAGTCACTGCGCATCAGTTCATAAAGTTCTGAGAGAGACATTTCCGCAACCGGAAGGTCCGGATGATCCAGACCCACGTACTTCTTCAAGTCTGAGAAGATGTCATTACTGTGACAGTACCAGTTCTTGGCATACAGCGCCACATTGTTAATCTTTTCAACGTTCATATTTTATCTATTTTTAAATTAACAATTTTCTTAAGCAGTTCTTCTTTCGTAATCTTGGGATTAACGAAGCACTGCTTCATCATATAGTCAAGATACTTTCTGACGTCGGGTCCCGGCTTGAGTTCCTTTACTCGCATCACGTCGTCACCGTCAGCAGGCATTCTGAATCCGAACATATCTGTGCCGTCGAATTCCATATGCTCGCTGACCATAAGGATGTTGCGAACCTGGTTCGGCAGACAGTGTCCATCAGCGTGACTCATATTATCAGCGTGGATGAGATCCAAGAGCAAGTTGAAGCGCCGACGGTTGCCACGTCCGGCAGACTCAGGAACACACTTATATTGCAACTTACGCATTGCACGGAACAGATTGTTCTCGTTCTTGAATCCGTCGAGATTGTCCTTCCATGGCTTAGTCAGCATATGATTCTCAGTCAAGAACTGGACGTCCTTGATGAAGTCATTAGAATACTTGAGCCTGCGAAGGATAGTGTCGACCATACGGATGCCCTTGAGTTCGTGCTTATAGAAATGTACACGTCCGTCTTCTCCAACAGTACGGGTACGAATCTTTCCTATGTCGTGCAGAAGAGCAGCGACACGCAGCACGAGCATATCATCGGGATTGAGTTCAACGGGAATATCAGCAGTCTCTTCAACGACTTTCAATGTATGCTCCCATACTGTCCCGAAATGATAGTCGTTCTGAGTCATATCGTATGTCTCTTCCAGTTCCGGAATGAGATACTTCATAACACCGATAGAACGAATCATCTTCAGACCCTCTACCGGATTGGAACTCATAAGAATCTTATTCAGTTCATCCTGTTTACGCTCTGCCGTGATAATCTCAAGACGGCTTGCGTGACTCAGCATCCCGTCGTATGTCGGGCCGTCGATGCACCATTCCTTACCAAGACGACAGTAGAAGCGTATAGCACGAAGAATACGCAACGGGTCGTCTTCATAGACAATATCTGGAGTCGATGTAACACGCAGAAGTTTGTGTCTCATATCCTCGATTCCGTGTCCACAAGGGTCGTCTATACGACCAGTAGATATGTTACGGTACAGCGCATTAATAGTGAGGTCACGACGCATACAATCTTCGATAAGAGTGCCGTATGCAGTCTCCGGATTACGGCTCTGCTTGTCATGATACTGCTCCTTGCGTGTCTGGACGCATTCAATCTCTTCATCGGGGAACTTAGCCAGGCGGAACATCGCTGTTCCATAAGTCTCGTAAACAACAATAGTCCCGGCTATATGTCCGTTCTTCTCCAACCACTGTGCTAACTTTATCCCGCCTTGAGGAAGATTGATGACGAGGTCGATGTCTTTGATGTTATCACAACCCATCAACTCGTCACGCACACAGCCGCCGACTGCATACGTGCAGCCTTCGAACTCTGTCCCTTGAATGAGCGTCTTTAAATGCTCAAGGATATTGAAGTATATTTCCTTTGTCATAAGTACATAATTTTAGTTCCTACGCTGCAAAGGTAGGCATTATACCTGAAATATGCAAGCGTTGTAAAAGAAAAGTGCAAAAAATTAACGTTATTTAACGTTGCTTACTTTTTGATTTTGAACTTGAAGTACTCATCGTACGACTCGCAATAAGCCGGTGCATCATATACGACAATCCATCCTTGCTCACGATAAATATCTTCAATATCAAGCCAATGGTTGTCGAAAATTTTATCGTGGTCAAGACGTTCTCCAATCTCGTTTAAGATCTCTTTCTGATAAACAATTGCTTCTCGACTACTAGCGTTCCAGTTCTTGACAATGAGTTTATTAACAACATCGAGAATGATGTCTGGAATTTGCAGACGTTTCTGCTTCGGAAGTTCTTCAGGAGAAATGGGTTTTACTTTATTTGCCATAGTTTTATTGTATTAATCCTCTTGCTGTAAGAATAGAATCAACTTTTCGAAGCGTCTCCATTTGATTCGCTTTCATAAGACTGTCGATCCTTTGCGAGCAGATTTCACATTCGGGAGAGTGAACTATAGTTCCCTTTCCGAATCGGTAGACACGGTCATATTGATGTCCGTCTGACTCCATAACGTTCTTCTTCGTTGATGGTTCAAAAAAAAAATGTAGCAATAATGAAAATGACAAATGCTGCACAAATGACAAGCAGTCCAATAATTTTGAAGTTTTCTTTCATATTTTATTATAATTTTGATTTCTTTCCAGTCATAAACTCGTAGAACTTTATACCGGGTTCTCCACCAAATTCTTCAACAGCGTGAAGAACAACATGCGCTGTAGAACCACTGTGGTCTTGGTTTCTCATATATTCTTTGAGTTCTGAGAAAATAGATTCAGGATTATCTGCTTTCTTGAGTGACTTCAGATAATGAATAATTTCTTCAATCTTATCTATATGAGACGGAACGTTAGCACTGACGAACTCTCTCCAGCGAATAGTTTTGTCTGGACGTATGAAATCGAGAGCACGATTCCAATACTCATCAGTAATTGCTTCGTAGTAATTCTCTTTGCAGCCATAATTATCAACAATCCACTTTTCGTGTTCAGCAATGAGTCGCTCTGTTTCTGCTGCGGATTTCTTGATGTACTCTTCTGTCTTCTTGCGTTCATTGGCCCAGAACACTTCCTCTTCTGCTTTCGTACGACCGCAGTGAGCAATCCAAAGTTCATCTTCAGACATATCGGAATCAACATATACATCGTTGAAACGTCCATATAGAATTACATCTTCGTTATATGAAGATAGTTTCTGACGAAACCATTCATAGACATCATCAAAACTCATCCTATAAGGAAATTCAACAAGAATCTTTTTTCTTTCGCTATTTTTAATCATCATTGTACCCAATAATTTGCAGCGCAAAGGTAGAAAATCTTTTTGAATTAGACAAACGTTTCAGACGAAAACTTTCAAATTTAAGGAAACTTTAACAATTGGTATATCATTCAAACTAAATCAAGTTTCTCATGTACAATATATAAACGAATATTCAATATTGAAATATGAACAAAGAAAAAGACTTTTATGAAGAGCCGACTCCAGTCGTAACTGAGATGAATGAAAAAGGACTTCACCTGGAGTTCCGAGCAATGGGACGTGGAGTCAGTGATTTCTGGATTGAACCAAGCGACATTATCGACTTACATAATGATTTCAATAAGTGGGTTGAAACGTACGGAAAAGAAGAAAAGAAATCGGGGAAACAAGCCGGTTTCGAGCAACTCGCATCAAAATTCACACTAATGGCGAACATTGTCAAATTATGCGAAGAGCAAGGATTCGATGTCAATAAGATTATCAGAAATATGGAGGACGTCATTTCTATTAACGATAAATAAACATATGGAAAGAATTAATCCCACACAAGAGTATTACGATAAACTAAACGGTTCGTTGGTGATTGGTGTTGACTTTGACAACACTTGTGTCATCGATGAATGGCCGTATGTCGGCACTTCAGTTCCTGGGGCTGCCGAAGTCCTTAAAGAAATCATTAAGAACGGACACGAACTCATTCTCTTCACACAGAGAACAGCAAACTATCCAGAGTGTTGTCCAGAACTCGCTGTCTATGCTGATAAGTTCGGTTACAATGAAGACGGAACTGTTGATTTGCTGACACCAGCGCTTAAATGGTTTGAGCAGAACGTCGGACAAGAAATCTTTGATGTCAACAAGAATGGACTCTGGGAAGAGATGTGCGACGACCACGGACGTAAAATCTTTATGGACTTGCTGATTGACGACCACAATGTCGGAATGGAATTCGATGAAGCAATCAATCGTTTCGGAGCAGAGTGTCATGTCGTTGACTGGAAGTTCGTTGACCAGTGGTTAGTTGAAAGAGGCGTTTATCCTAATAGAGTATTACCCAACTATGATTGAGAAAGAAAATATATTCGTTGGACAACTTGTAGATTTCGAGACTATATTGTATCGAGTTGTAGAAATCAAAGAAAATAGCGTAATCGTCAAACCAATATATCACGATTGGAAACCGGAAGAAGCGCAGTTCTCTGAGTTATATCCAGTTGATGAAGAAGAAAGAGATTTATACAAACCAAAAGAAAAATAAAGAGCCGTTCAATTTTGAGCGACTCTTATTATTTTAAACAGCCAAATTAATCAAATGTACTGGATTTGCTGATTCATAATCGACTGCATAGATGACTGAATGACATCACTCGCTTCATGTCCTCCAGGAATCTTCATATCGATAATCATAGCGAGTGACATCAGCATCTGATATAGTTTCTTAGCGTTGACTGCACACTCTCCTGGAGTATCACCCTTTATCTGTACATTATTAGAACCGTCAAGAATAATACTCTGAGCCTCAACCTTCACTGTATTATCGCTAGTGATATTGATTTGCTGCGGAGCCTGAATGTCTATCTTACCGTCACTCAACTGAATCTGCACACCGGACGACTCATTTCCGTAATGGATCGTGATGTTGTTATCCGGACTTATCTGAATGAACGACTTCTTATAGTACAGTCGCAGACCAGTCGTATTCGTATAGAGTATACTCAAGTCACTGGCACTATCGTACAGAATAGCATGACTACCTTCATAGTCTTGAGCAAGTTCTTCAGCCAGAGCACGGTCGATACGGTTCGTAGCATACCACTCCATTGAATTCGCGTCGCCTTTCTTGAAGCGCACACGAACCTTCGTACCCACACGAGGGATACTAATGCTACCGCCGCCGTCTCCTGAGAAGAAAGCAGAACCTCCGTACGTACACCAAGGGAGTTTCTCGACTTCAACGTTCTCGTTGATTCCGGGAATCTTCACCTTTATACGGCCGCTGTACGTAGGATCCTCGACACTGACGACTTCACCAGTAACGACATCTTTGAGCGTTTTCTCAGTATTTGTATTATTCATTTAAATAATTCTTCAAATTTGTCAATTACATCTTTCCAAACACTTACTGTATCAGGTTTATCATATGTTTGTGATGCTTCGTATCTTTCATACATCCATTTTTTGAATTTACCGAGATTCATTACATTTAAATTATTATTAATAATTAAACGATGAATCTTTTCAGGATATAAATCCATTTCAGGTTTCCAATCTTCAATCATAATTAACTTTAAATCTTCTCTTTCTCGATTTTAATGAGCATCAGAGTCTGAGACCCAACTCACCACAAACAGCAGCAAGCACAACACGACTTGTCAGAAGATTGCCGAGTGTTCCAGTTTCCTGAATGCCGAGGACTTTGCATACAGCCTTCATAATTGCTGGACCTACAGTAGCACCAGCAGCAGCGCCGACTAATGCGCCGAAGATACCCTCGTCAATCACGTCGTCAAGACCCTGACCATTTTCGTTTGCTACTTCAGCAGACTCTACGATATAGTCATAGAGTTTCTTTGAGTTCATAATCTGATTTGGTGTGTACTGACTCAAGTCTACACCTTCAAATAAAGTAGAATAATTCGTATCTGATTTCATATTCTCAATCAAATTGCAATTTCTTTATTTATCATCAACAGAGATTAAGAAGCGAACTCTACCCTTGATAAATTCTGTAGGGATAATCTGATAGTTCATTATTCCGCTGTAGCAAGCACAAACAATGCTCATCTGATGAAAGTTGTAGTTAGTAACAGATTTGTCTCGAATCATCTTCTGAAGCGTAAGTGTACATAACTGAATAAACTCCATCCTGTTGATTCCTTTCAATATCGAATGATTGAGCGAATAGAAACGACTGAATCCGCTTGGGTCGATGTCATAAGAATGAGGAAGAACGAAAGTGCTTGCATCCTGAGTGTGTTCAGTAACGTCTTTAGAATATGATTTCGCTGATTCCGGACATATGTCGATATAACTGACGAACTTCTTCAGAGATGTGTTGTTCTCATAGAAATATTCGCCAGATTCTTGAATAGCAACAATCGGACGTTTATCAATGCTGAATTTTTCTTCGTCTGTCAGTTTCTGGACGATGACATCAGAATCTTCAAGAATCCCGTATATTGCAAGACCCGTCCCTTGAACGACCATTGATTCGTATGTCTCATCGAGACGAATCTTCTCGCCATCGCACATTATATAGCGTCTGCTAGGTTTCTTTGTGCTACTATCAGTATGAAAGAAATTTTTGAAACTTTGCCAAACTTTCATATTCTTATTCAACAGTTTCTTTTTCAGGAACTAAGTCGTGGACAATTCCACGCCATCCGCAATTATTGCAACAGCAAACGTTTTCGTCTTTGTAATCTTCTGGATGAGTTTCGTCGAATATATATCCAACAAGCGTCATAGTGTAATTTCTTGAACCACAATTAGGGCATACACGATGCTGCTTTTGATATTCAGCCATAAACTGATTATATTTTTCACGACTTTCATCATCAGACTCTGTCGTCATAATATAGGGAGCATATATCACACCTGCTTCTCCCTCTGGAGATTTGTGTACGATGAGTTTTTCGTATAAACTCTCGTCGATGTTGTCTACAGCGTACTTTGAACTAATTTTCTGCATATTCAATCTTAAATCTTTTTCTTTAATTATTATACTCTTGAAATGCATTTTAGTTCGTTATAAATACTAGATTCAATGTTGAAAATTTGACATATTTTACTTTCATTCATTATTTATAAGAAACATTGATAAATATATTATAAAGAAAAGAGATAAGAGCATAACAATGGCTGTAAACTCATCGACACAGAAGAAACGCAAGTATACTTAGGAAGACTCATACTTGAGAGGCGACTACGAACTAAACGACGGTCAAGACAACTACATTGACCAGCAACTGGAAGTAGAGCGCCGTAGCAACGTGTATACATCTGAGAAGATAGACAAGTTGCTGAAGCAGTTCGACGACGGAGACCCGACTGTGGATTTGAATTTCACGTTCCACGGAGATCCAGACCTCAAGAACGCCCGCATCCGCTATGAGTACACTCCTTGGGAAGTCAAGGAACTAGACCGCTGCGTAGAGGATCCAGAGTATATGATTGAGAACTACTGTAAGTTTATGACTGACTATGGTCATATCAAAGTCAAGCTGCGTAAGTATCAGAGAGAACTCATTCATATGGTCGGTGACGAGCATTGGGACGAACAGCAGCAACTCTTTATCGCCAACAACCGCAAAGTCTTGGTGATGCAGAGCCGTCAGACCGGTAAGACATCTACGATTGTGAGTTATCTCAATCAGTACATCATTTCTCACAAAGAACGTAATATCGTCATTGGTGCCAACAACAAGGACACTGCTGAAGAGATTATGGAGAAGTTTATGGAGGTCTACCGCGGACTGCCCTGGTTTCTCAAAACGGGTATCAAGAGTCTCAGTAAGAAGAGCGTCGTATTCGACAACGGATGTAAAATCAAGTGTGTCGCTACTACAAACGCTGGTGGTGTCGGTAAGACTGCACACCTTCTGATTCTCGACGAGTTCGGTGTTATCCCGCCTTCAAC